AGCGCGATGTTTTGAGAGTTGTCAAGGTCTACGATTGCAAATCTGCCTGTGCTTGAATTATCCAAGCGAATTGACGAACCCGTTGTTGCGGCAAATACGCCTGATCCGCTTATCGTAAGTTTTCTTGCCGGACTCGTCGTGCCGATGCCGACGTTGGTCGTAGACCCCTGCACGGTCATCAGCGTCGTGCCGTTGACCTTCAAAAACACATCGCGGTTTGCGCCGTTAGCGTTCAGCGACAAGTCTGCGCCAGAGGATGATTGCACCGTGCCAAGGGCTTGCAGGATGCCGCCGCTGGTGATGTTTCCAGAGGCAGTAACTGTGGTGAACGCACCCGTCGACGCACTGTTCGCGCCGATCGGCGTGCCGTCGATCGCACCACCGTTGATGTCGACGTAATCATCCATGTAGATGACGTTCGTGCCGTCGACATAGAGATGCGCCTTGCGGCCGTTTGGCACCGTGATGCCCGTGCCGGCGGAGGTCTTGACCGTGATGCTTTGAGATCCGGTCGTGTTGTTCTGGACGATGTACTGCTTCTGGATCGTCGGGACGACCAGCTCGCGCGTGGCCGTGAGGCTGACTGCGGAGGTGACGTTTAGGACCAGGGCGCGCGCCGCTTGGGCGGCGTTGGTGTCCGTGTAGGTCAGAGTCAGGTTAACGTCCGAGGCGTAACTCGGGTTGCCGTAGCCGACGATCGCCTGCTCGAGCGCGGTGCCGAGGTTGGTGTTGGTGATCGTGCCCCAAGTGCCGGAGTTTTCACCGGTTGCCTGCAACTCGATCTTCAGGTTAGTGGAATAAGTACTAGCCATGACATTCTTCCTTTAGGTAACCACCTGCGTCCAAATCACCGTGTTGCCGTCGTTGACTATGACCCAATTTTGTGTCTGCGAGTCATCGACATTCTGCCAGTTGGGCGTCTGATTGTCATTAATCACGCCCCAAACCAACACAGATCCTACCTGGCCCGTAGCAAAGACGCCCGTGAGTGTGACATTTGCATCTGAAGTTGTAGTGACCGAGCCGACTTGGCCGGTTGCAGAAACGCCTGTGACATTGACGTTCTGTTCCGTGACCACCGTAACATTGCCAAGGAGCGCACTTGCGCTGACCCCGGTCAACAAAACGCTGGCCGTTCCTGTGATCTGTACCGAGCCTACGGCTCCGGTAGCCGCGACCCCCGTGACGTTGACGTCCGTGCCGGCATTGACGTCAACCGATCCGACTTCGCCGGTGCCTTCAACACCTGTAAGCGTGACGTTTGCCGTGCCCGTGACGGCTGCCGTGCCGATCGCACCTGTGGCCTGGACGCCCGTGACGTTGACGCTGGCCCCAGCGGTAACGGTGACCGAACCCACGGAGGCCGTGGCCTGGAGCCCGGTGACCGGGACGTTTGCCTCGCCGCTGATCGTAACGGTGCCGACGGCACCCGTGGCCGAAACGCCTGTCAGACTGACGTTGGCATCGCCTGTGATCTGAACCGATCCAACGGAACCCGTTGCTGCCAGGCCTGTGACGGAGACATCGGCCCCGGCGGCGGCCGTGACAGTGCCAACCGCCCCAGTGGCCGAAACGCCCGTAACGCTAACGCTTGCGTTAGCGGTAATAGTGACCGAGCCAACCGCGCCCGTCCCCGTAGGCAGTGCCGCGAGGCTCTCACCCCAAGGGTCTTCGCCCCAGCCTACGCCAGAAGCATTCCACCCTTGGAAAGCAACGACTGCATCGGCCACTTCCGACTCAAATTACGCGATGCGGATGATTGCGCTAGTCGAATCAGCCGTCGGGAAGATGATCGTGAACGTGCCGCTGGTCGAAGTCTTCGCGCCACCAAAGTCGAGGATACAAACCGACGGATCGCCCGCCGCCGTATCGTTGTAAATCAACGCCCCGTAGGCAGTGATCGTCGCGCTGGTGAACGAAAGGTCCGCAAAGTCCGTAAACGCCGTCGTGCCCGAGCTCGTCGGGGTCACATTTGTAAGCGTACCGCCGCCAGCGGAGTACGTGCCGGAGTTTGCCACCTCGTTGGTCGCCGTATACGCCGTGGTCGCGGCCGTAAAGGACGCGCTGTTGTCGTACAAGGCAAGCTTGAAGGTGTTTCCGGTGCCCGTTGTGAAGTTGTGCACCGCCTTCATCAGCTCCACCTTGAAGCTGGTGCACATGTAATTGCCTGAAAATGCCATTTCTACTCTCCTAACAAGTGAACCAGCTCTGGATGCCCCGCTTCACGAAGCCGATTGGCAATCGTGGCACGGTCTTGCTCGACCGCCTCCCTCAAATAGAAGGCGACCACGTGGGTAACACGGTCCTTAAAGGCCCGCGCCTGCGCCTGGACAGCCGGATGCGACTGATCCCCGACGAAAATAATCTTGTCCGACGCCCGTTGGGCGAGTTCCTCGATGCCCCAACCTCGATTTTGGGTCGTGGCGACCGAAACTCCGCCCGTTATAACAGGCATTTCAACAGTAATCATGGGCCAGGTGACTCCGATTTGAGCGGCAGGCGGATCATACCATCGCGGTACTCGTCGCGGCGGCGGCGTCCCTGCTGCTCGATGCCGAGGCCCTGGATCGCTTGCTTGTACGAGTTCGTAAAGTACTGAAGCATGTTGTCCGGGCCCTTGGTGTAGCTATAGGCCTGGATCAAACAGGCATAAAGCAGGGCTTCCGGGGCGTTATTGCTGATCCAAGTCGTCGTATTGGTCGAAGAAAGCTGCGCCGGACGGTAGATATAGCCCAATTCGACCGTAAAGTTCGCATTCGGAGTCGGTGCGATGTAGAACGTGTTCTGATCCCACACCGAATAATACTTTGGCACGCTCGTTGAGGCCCCGTTCGGCCAGTATTCCTTCATAAACGACGTGTCACGGAAGTCTAGGAAGATTTGATCATTCCCAGACGTGATCATCATGTACCGATGGGTCAAAATATCGCTCGGAGCGGTCAAAAACTTGTTGCCGCTCGTCATATTGCCGCTCACCTCGAGCTTGAACACGTCAAGATCGATCTCGCGAAGGATTTGATTCTCCGCCATGGTGATAAACGTATTGATCACCGAGTTAGTGAACACATTGGAGTTCACTTCGGTGTAGTTACGAATATTGGTGACCAGTTCGTCGTATGTCATGACGTGCTTACCGTGACTCCACCAACAACACCCTGCGCAATCAACGCCTGGCCGACGATGTACGGGCGCATATCGTTCGTGTTGCGCGCTGTACCAAAGCTTTGGAACGCCGTAAACCCAGGCGCACCGACGAACACGGAGACCGGCTCGATACGATCGGGACGCGGGTCACGCAGCGCGATAGCATCGCCGCGATAACGGAGCGGCTCCAGTTGCGGTTCCTTTGGCTCATAGTCGTCCGGGCACACCATGTAGCCCTGCCACTGTTTGCGCAGGACATTGTAGGGATATCGCTGCCCACAGAAGTCGCAAAGACCGTAGGAGAACTTGCCAGTGGCGTATGCCATGTCAAACCCCCATATCAGGCACAAACTGCACGCTGGCAGTGTCCCGATCCTCCGAGGCCGCGCGGTTGAAGTCCTCTTCGTAGAGTGCCTTCAGGGCCTGCGCGCGCTCGGGCGCGTACTTGAGCGAGAGCTGAAAGGCCAGACCAGACACCAGACACGGCAAGAAACGGAAGTTTACGTCCGTGGTGTTGGTGTAGATGCCAGCGTCCTGGATCCGGCGGATGCGATAGTAGACGAACGTATACGTCTGATCCGCAGCCGGATAGAAGTAGACCTTTGGCGTGTTGGTGCGCTCGACGTAGAACTGCGCCGGTCGCGCCTCTGAGGTCTTATCCGGGACGTTGAGGTAGTCTTCTCGGCTGATTCGCTCGATGTAGACATCAGAATTAACGCCCTGGCTGTTTTGGCGAATGATTGCCTCGAGCACGTTGACCGTATCCGTGGCAAGCGTGATCTCTTTGGTGCCCTGAGTCAGCGTATACGTCGCTTGCTCAATGGTCCAAAGATTTAATCCACGGTTCGCCCAGTCCAAAAAGACGAGATTGAGCGAACGGCGGGCCGACGAGAGCTGATAGCCCGCCGTCGGCCGCATGCCGCAACGCTCAAACGCCTCCTCGATGATGTCATCGATGGAAAGGTTGAAGTCGGTTGTGCCCGAAGTAGCCATTTATTAGCCGCAAGACGATCCGCCGTAGCGCATCTTCTTGACCTTTTTCTTGGCCATGCCGCCCTTTTTGTAGCCACGGCTCATCATGCCGCCGCCCATCATGCCCATGGCCATTTCTTTGTGCTGGTTAATAGCACCGCCCTTCGACGCCATGACGACTTTGCCAGTCTTCATGCTCGGCTCAGAGACCATCTTGTTTCGCGGACCACTGCCCACGGCGCCGCCACCACGGACGGCTGCGCCCATTCCACGACCTGCCATGTTAGTACCCTCGCATCGCGCGACCGCGCGCGTCTTTGCCGCCCTTCTTCATGGCACGGCCGCTCTTGTCGGCCATACCGCCCTTCTTCATCTTACCCATGCCATCAGCGGCAAAGGCAGGGACTCGTTTGCCCTTCTTCATGACCATTTTCATCTTGCCAGCCATTGTCAGTTCCTCGAGCCTCGCAGCTCATCAAGTTTCAGTTCGAGACGATTGAACCGTTGGTCGACATGTGCGACGAACTTTTCGATCCTATCGTCAACTTCCTTGCGAGTAATGTGTTCCCTCGCAACCTCTTCACGGGTTCTGTTCAACAAAATGCTCAAACGAGCCAATTCGTCAAACTTGCCCTTCAACATAAACCCCATTACTGCCACGATCGCAGACAGCACAATGTTCCAAATCATGATTTCCATGAACTAACACTTCCACCTTCTGCGTGCTTGACGTATGCGACTGTTGGGATCTCTAGCCGCTTCGGGGTACATCTTCATCTGCCCAGCCGAACGCGCGCAAAACGACTTTCGTCGCTTCGCGCGCGCGGGACCGGGACTAGACTCAGTAACGGCGGTTTGGAGCTTGCTGCCAGGATTGGCGCGACGGTATGCCGCCACGCCCTTTTTGGTCATGCCAGCACCCTGTTTGGTTGGACGGAAGTTGCCGCTTTTGACAGAGGTAGCGATACCCATGCCCTTGCGGACCGCTCCGCCTCCCCGAAGGGCAATGCCCATCGGACCGCGTCTCATTAGGCCGGTGCTCCGCCCACGTACAACACGGTGACGCTGAGAACCTCGGCAGAAGACAACGTGGCATGCACGCCGTCGGTCGCCAAGATGCCATCGTCCGGGATGATGATGTCGTATGCGCCGGCAGCCGGAGGCGTCCGCACTTCCATCACCGTCGTTCCACCAGACCCGCCCGTTTTTAGGGTGATTAAAGCCGCCGTTCCAGTGCAGGTGTAGTAAATGCCTTGGATACGGGTGCGGCCATTGACCATGTCGCCTGTGGCGACCACGGTTTTGGCCTTGACGTCACTTGCAAAGCTCATAAGAGCCTCCTGACTTTAGGCGGACAGAACAACAACACCGTATGTAGCAGGCGACGGGTTCACAGGAGAGCCTGAGATGTTGCTTGCGCGAACGGTAACCGTATTCGCAGCAGAAACAAACGCGTTAAAGACGATGCCCGCAGCCGGAGCAGCCGGAAGAGCCATAATAACTTCGTTGCCTGTGGTGGCCCCCGTGACAGTGATCGTCAGATCCGCCTGGGCCCCAGCAGAAATAGAGCCAAAGTCCAGACTAGCGGAAGCACTAAGCAGTTTAGAAACGGTGGCACCAGAGCCAACAACAAACCCGTTATCAGATACTACCGGCCCGGAAAAATGCGTAGCGGCCATGTTATAAAACTCCTTTTAAATGCTGATATTTGAGCGCAAGTCTACGAGTGGACGAGATGTCCTTGCCCAGAACACGCGCGCGCTCGGCATACGTCATGTCTGGATTGTCAACTATGTACTTGAGTTTTGCAATGAACTCAGGATCAGAAAACCACCGCTCTTGGTGTGCCTCAGACAAGCGTTTCTTGTAGCCCTCTGAGCGGTAATCAAACGTCGAGGCTCGACGGCCGATGCGAATCCGCTCACGCACCTCTTCGGAATGCTGGCGATTGCGCATCGGGGCCTTGGCAAAATCGGCAATGTTGTAGATGGTGGGCTCGTCAAACCACGCCTGCTTGGACAGAAAAGCCTCTTCGAGCTTGTCCAAGTCCTCTGTGTCCTCGCACACCACCTCAAGTTCCCAAACGAAATTCTGGGCACCGTACTTGTTGTAAGCATTCTGGAGCTTGACGTTTGGATGCTTATTCCAACGCAGTAGCCGGAAATGTTCTTTTATGCGCTTTTTAACGCACTGGGATTGCCCAACATAACAGGCATTCGTCGCCTTGTTGACGATCTTGTATATCCCAATGACGTCTTGCGCGTATGGCACGAACAACCCCCGTGGACGAACTCTATGCCAGTCTATAGGCAAAAGAAAGGGGGCCTTGCGGCCCCCTTGCTTGTCTGCTGATTAAGCAGCGCCGGGCGATCCGAAGATGCCACGCGGGTCGCTGAAGCCGAAGCTGTAGCGCTCGCGAGCCTTGTACCGCACGTTGCCGGTGTCGAAGTCGCCCTCGAAACCAGTCTTGATGGATACACGCTGGAACATCTTCATGCCGTTCGGAGCGTCGGTCTTGATAAACCAAGCGTCCGGGTCGGTCAGGAAGTGGTTCACGGTGTAGCCCTGCGGCACCATGCCCATGTTCTTGACAGCGTTGATGTCGTTATCCGCCGTCGCCGTACGAAGCGTCGACTTGAGGATACGATCAGCCGTAAACATGAGTTCCTTCGGGATGACGAGCTTCAAGCCCTGAACAGCGATCTTCAGGCCACGCTCATCGGTGAACTTGGCGATGTCGATCAGAGCCTGCTCGAGGGAGGTCTCGCTCAGATCCGCTGCGGTGGCCAGCTCGTTCGCCAGATTTGGACCCGTCAAAGTCGGGTGGTCATCTGCGCAAAGCGGCTTGCCGTCGCCACCAAGGGAGGTCGTGAACGCGCCGTTAAGCACGCTGGCCGCCTTGATCTGCTTCGTCTGAGCCATGGAACGAGCAAGCGCCCTCGTGTAACGCGCCGAGAGACGGTCGTAGAGGTTGTCCTCAACGGCTTCTTCGGTGAGCGAGAACGCGAGAGCGATCGTCTCGTGGGTGTAGCGAGCAGTGTAGACTTCCTGAGCCTGGTCGTATGCAACGCCAGCGCCTTCCGTCTTCACCGGAGCCTCGGCAAAGCCGGACTCCATCACCTCTTCCTCGAACGCACGATCCGAGGTCTCCACCGAGTAAATCTCGGCGTGCTCGTTTTCGTAGTTCTTGTACTCGAGGCCGAACAGGGCGTTCAAGCCCGGCTCCAGCTCCTTAACAAGTTGTGCACGTGAAATAGCCATTTTTTATGCCCCTATAATCAGGTTACGGCCTTAACGCCGGTGCTGCCGTACAGGTGCTCGTTGATCTTCACAACAAGCACGGCAAACTCCCCGAGTTCATTGCCAGGGACATTCCACAGGCCAACGATCTTGAGGTTGAGTGCCGCCGTATCCGCGATGGTCGCCGTGTTCAGCTCCATCGTAGACACACCCGTGGTGGTGCTGCCGCCAGTTCCAATGACGTCCGCGTTCTTGCCAATGTTGGCCTGAGAAACGACACCATCGGCCTGGACGATGAACAACTGGCTCGGATCGTCAATCACGTCGGCAGTAATCTTGCCTTCGGTGATGTTGACGCTACCGGGATAGTAGTTCTTCCAGGTCGGCTTGCCCGACGTCGGGTCGATGTAAAAGCAACCGTTGAAGACCCCCAGCGCCGCAGCGTGCGTAGCCGGGAGGAACTTAACAACATAGCCGTTCACGATCGTCACCAGGTCGCCCTGGTAGATCGCACCTGACTGGTTATCCGCAATCTCGTAACCGTACTGCTTCTGAGCTCCAGTCGCAGACAAATTGCCGAGAGGACGGAAACCAAAGGCTTTGTCTACATTTGCCATTTGATAAATCCTCTAAAAAGTTATTCACTGGTTCCAGTTTTGGAACCGCCGAATGAAACACGAGACCGGCGGGACGGGCGTTCGATCACCATGCTCGAGTGAGCATTGCTCTTCATCAGCTCGTTGTCCGCAGCCTGCATTTGGTCGCTCGCCTTATTCAGGTAATACGCGTTGCGTTCCTCGACAGTTTCTTCGGGGATACGAGCCAAGAGGAGGCCTCCCACGCTGATTACGCCAGCGTGTCGACCATCGTCTACCGATGGGGTCGGGAAGTCAGGATATTCGTCCGCTCGTACAAACTCGTACCCCTCACGGAGACGGCCTGCAATGTTCGAGCGGTCTTCTACCCCTCCTGCCGAAGCCCGAATCCAACGGTGCTTGTAACCCGGAGGTGCCGGGGGCGCATCCAAGCGTGAAGGCGGTGCCCATGGTCGGCGTCGCGCGGTCTTCGCGCGAGTTTCGGTCTCACGAGAAGCGCGGGTAACAGTCATTTTAACGTCCGACATAGTCCTTACTCCTTCACGTACTTGGCGTATTCCTCAAGGGGAACGCCCAGCTTTTTTGCAATTGCCACTTGACTAGGGGTCAATTTGACAGTGCGGCGTGCAGTGGTGTTGATCCCAGAGGATCGTGAAGCCGGGGCAACCGTCTGCACGGTTCTTGTTGCCCTGCCCTGCGTACCCGAACTCTCTTCCGCAAACTTCTGCGGAAAAGCCTCTCGGATACGTTTGTCAAGTTCATGATAGTACTCGTCCGAGTTGGGGTCAAATCCCTCAACCTGGAGCAACTGGCGGTGAATGCCCCACGCAGCATGGGTCATCACATTATCCCGTCCGTACCACTTGTTTCTCTCAGCCCACTCCTCGACCCGTGGATCAACCTGACGAGGCTGCTGGGCGGCAGCCTGCGCCGCCTGTTGAGCTGCGGCTTCTTGTGCCGCCTGTTGCTGGGCAAGCCACGCGGCTCGCTGCCCGGAGGCCTGATCGATCTGGTTCTGTTCGAGCGTGAGCGCGGTCAGGCGCTGCTGGGCCTCGGTCTCCGTATCCACGTCGCCCTCTTCACGGGCTTTGCGGATGATCTGCTTGAGCGCGACGACCTGTGTCTCAACACGGCCCTTGGCCTCGGTCAGCCGGCCTTCGTCCGTGCGGATGTACTGCTGCTCAAGCTCCTGCGCACGCGCCTGAACCTGTTTGGCGTACTCCAGCGCCGCCTGCTCACGGCGCTGCGTCTCCCGCAGCCGGGCCGTTAGCTTGTCGATACGCTTTTTGACGTTATCGCTGTACTGATCCAGTTCTTTCTCTTGAGCCGGAGCAGCCTCTGCTTTAGGGGCGGTCTCGGGGACGACCTCTGCTTTGCCGTCCTCGCTCAAACTGACTGTGGCGGGGGTTTCGTCCTCGCCGACGTTATATTCCAATTGTTCCTGCACCATCTGTTCTCTCCTTACCACATGTGGAGGACGTCTTCAGGATCGTTCACGATCCCCAAGACCTCATCGTCGTTAATCAACCGGATCTCTCCGCCATCGATCGGAATCCGCGCGCCGGCATAACGACCAAAGATGATCCAATCACCCTGCTTGCACCACGGGCCGGTCGGGAACTTACCCTCATCGGCATACGCCACCGGACCTACCTTGAGCACGTAGCCGCACACAGTCGTCAACTGCTGCTTGCGCTGCGTTTCCTCGGCCAGAGCGATGCCGCCTTTGGTCTTCTCAGCCCCACGGTACGGCAGGATGGCGATGCGCCAGCCGGTCGGTGTGGGAATGCGGTCGACGACGGAAGCGTCAAGGTTCTCGGGCTTTAGACCCTCTGTGGTGTACGCGTCTTCAAGCGACGGCACTTTTGCGGCGATCTCCTGCTGCCACTTTTCTTCCAAAGCAGTCAGCTTTTTAGCTTCTACGTTCATAAGTCTCCTGGTGGTTAAAACTGGTCTTCCGTGCGCCGCTTCAAAAGCTCCTTCACGGATTCCTCAACCAGCTTTAATGCCTCAAGACGACCCATGACGAAGCGATACCGCTCCATGTCCTGGATAGCGCCATGGAGGACCATCTCCTCCGAGCTTTGGCGAAGCTTTCTGATTTCTTTCAGAACAGATTCTGCAAAATCAAGCATGGTAAGTTTCCATGAAAAGCAGAGAGGTCAGCGCCCTCCCTGAAGCGCGGGATCTAATCAATAAATCTTGACGGGGCGGTTGCCATCCTTCTTCTTGACGGTCTTGACAGCGCCCATCACGCCGCCCTTACCCATGTTGCGCGACTTGCCGGCCTTAGAGTACGCAATGGCTGCGGCCTGCTTGGCTGCGGCGCCAACACTCGACGGCTTGCTGGTGCCGATCTTGCCCTTCTTCTTGAAGGAACGGACCATCTCACCAATGTTTGAGCTGATCGTCTTCTGACTCGATCCACGTTTCAAAGGCATCTCAACGTCCTCCTCTAGCGGCCTGCAATCGCAGGCGTTGTTGATCAATCTGCGTCGACTGCTGGAGCTTCTGCTGCTCAAGCTGCAACTTCTGCTGGTTAAGCTGGATCTTCGCCTGCTCCGCCTGCGCGCGCTGCTCGATTTCCTTCTCCTTAAGCGCGACCAACGGGTCTTCTGCCCCGGCTCCCGCACCCGAGAGTTGATCCTGTAGGCTGCGAACCTCTTGCATGTACTGCGCGACCTTGATCGCAACCATGCCTTCCTTTTGGATCTGCGAGACCATGCGATCGGGATCCGTACCGTACAGTTTGAAGAGATCCGCTTCGACGTCTTCCTCGGCCTTCAAACGCACGTGATCAAGAATGTGCTGCTGAAGCACCATTGCCGCCATCGGGTTGCCCTGGAGGATCGGCGAAAGCCCCATCATCAAGTGCGTAGCGATATGCGCATCGTGCTGCTGGCCGGCAAAGGCCTTGAGCTGCATGCTGTTAAGTACGGATGCGTTCTCACTCGCCGGATCCTTCGGCATCTGCGTGTGTTGCGGCAAGAGAATGCCGTCAATGTCGCGCACGTTGAGCGCAGAGTACACGCGGTAGTACGCCTCGTAGATGTTGTGCATCTGCGGGGCGCTCTGCGCCATCTGCAACTGCATCTGGGCAAGCTGAATACGCTGCGCGCTGCTGAAAATGTTGGGATCGGCAACTGGCAGCACCGCCACCATGTTGTTGAAGTCGACCCGTTTGATCTTTCGGCTCGCACCCGGCACTTCGTACGGGTACTCATCCGGCAGATACTCGCCAAAGCCCTCGGCCAGCAGCCGAAACTCCAGCGACTGTGCGTAGTGCAGTCGCTTATGGATCGCCGACATCACCATCGAGCCACGCTCGAGGAGCGCAAGCGTCGTGCCGACCTGTGCGTACTGATTTCCGTCGCCGACCTGCATGTCAGCGGTGCTCGAGAGCCGCTTGCCGGCGTCTACGAGGAATCCAAGCAGCGCAAAGAGCACCTGACTCGGCTCTTTGTACGGCAACGGCAGCAAGGACGAAGAAATCTCCGCGCCGCCTACCTCGATGTCGCGCCACTCGCCAGGTTGGATCGGGTCAGAATCGTCCGCGATCCGCGCGCCGCGTGCCTTGAAGCCCGCAGGCAGGTTGGCAAGCGTTCCCGCGTCAATCAACTGCCGCAAAGCCGTCGTCGCGGCCTTGGAAAGACCACCGATCAGGTGCACAAAGCCCAGACCGTACGCGCCAGGGCCTTCGACGAGCACGTAGTGCACGTAATAGTTGCGCCGACGCTTGAGTTTGTCGTCTTCCTTCCAGTTTCGACGCACGCCAATGACTTTTAACGTGTCTTCAGCCAGCGTCACCACGTACGGCAGCTTAATTTTGGTCGGATTGCCGCTGTCGTCCTTGTCTTCAAAGCCCGGAATGTCTAAATCGACCAACATTTCGAGCAAAAACACCTCGCCCGCCGAGTCCGTGGGCTGGATTCCGACTACTTTGTCGATCGCAGCCTGGATTTGGCTCGGATCTGCGGGCGTTGGCTCCAAATCAACCGGTACATCGAGGTATTCGCCGGCCACCACACGCTTTCTGAACTCGTTGGAGTCCATCGCAATGCGGTGAGTGAGCCTCGGACACTGCGAAACGACGCTCGAACCGTTGTACGGGATGTAAACATCGTCCGCCAAACACAGTTTGGAGACCATCCGACCGAGCGAAGCGTCGTAATAGACCTTCTTGAACGTCGATCCGCCATATCCGGTGTAGTACAGGAGCTGATCGAACTCCGGTGTGTACTCTTCCATCACCGTCGTGATCTGATAATTCATGAAATCCTGCACGCGCGAGGCCTGCTGGAACTTGTCCACGGTCTCCTTGCCCAGGATCTGCGTGCGAACAGGGCCGCCTGCGGGCATCAACTCACGAAAAGCCTGCGCCTGGAACTGGATGATCGCCTCTTGGAGCATCGGATGGGCCGCGCCAGCCGCTCCACGGAAGGGTTTGGTGCGCTCTTCCATGCGCAAGCCCAGCAGATCCAGCCCCTTGGCATACATCTGCTCCCAATCCGAACGCGAACCCTTGTCCGCCTCGAACATCGCGGACACGTCCAGAGCAATCCTGGACAACGCCTCCGGCTCAATGACCTCCGCAAGGTTCGCGTAGAAGTCGACTTCCTTCGCTTCCTGCTCGCCAATCTCTATGACCGCACTACCGTCAGCGTCCAGGACAATCTCCACGTCCGGCATTGGGGCAGATTCCTCTGCGATGACCAGAATGCCGGCGTCCGGGGCCTGGTTGATAGCTTTGTCAATTGGCATGTTGTAATCCTAATACGTTTCGTGATGAAAGGCTACCTGCCTTCGCGCTTCAGGATCTTGACCTTTTTCTCTTCCCCAGGGAATACCACGAAGTTACGCGTGCCTTTGTCCGGGCCACGCGAGATGTCGTCCTTCCACTTCGAGCCTGGAATGCCATAACGCTGAAGAACCGCATTGGCTTCGGTAACGTCTTTGAAGATGCCGCCAAACTCACGCGGCACAGAAACCAAACCGAGACCCGTAAGCGGGTACTTTTGCAATGCTTTGTCCTGGCTCGTCAGCATGTATCGCAGATACTGTGCGCTCTCTGGCGGCAGCACGTCGTCGTCCGCGATCTTCAAAAGCGTCTCACGGATCTTTGGCTGATTCATGATCGGCGCATCAAGGTCAATCATCTTCTCAATCATCGGATCAGGCAGATCGACCGTGTACATAAATCCCTTCTTGGGATCTGTGCTGCCGGGGGCAATACGATATCGGTTTGCAACCTTTGGGTTCTCAGCGATGTAGGTGCCGGGGCCTCTGTTTTGCTGGCCCACGCCACTGCCCGCTTTGGTGATGTCAAACTCGCCAAGCGGGTTGTCTGGGGTCGGCTCAAACTTCGCCGGCGAGCCCTGATAGGCGGTGATCTCACGCATGGTTGGCGCACGACGGAGCATGCTAAACGGACTGAACATTCCGCCCGCATACTCGGCGGCAGCCTCTGGACTGCGCTCGGCTTGCTGCAATCGCTCAAGCTCCGATCGCGCCATGCTCTTGGTCGTCTCTACCGGCGCACGGGCCATCTCTTTGCCTGTGCCAAAGATCGCCGTCGCCGTCTCGTATGGAGACAGTAATGGGGCGACGTTGGCCTCGTAGAACCCTCGCCCAAACGCCTTGGCCATCTTAGGCACGCGGGGCGCGGCTGCTGCGGCTTCCTCGATGTTTTGCGCATCGGGGTTCATGGCCAAGATCAGCTTGCGAAGATCTTCTCGAGAGGCGGCCATTTACTCTTCGCCTTCTGGCATTCCGCGCAGTCTTCTTAGGAACCGCAAGAAGGTCGCATCGTCCATGTTACGGAACGCTTGGCGAGGGGGATTTTGCGGAGCCTGCGGTAGTTGGCCAATGCCTTGTTGTGCCGGAGCAGGCGGGACCTGTTGGGGTACAGGCGGCTCTGCTGGCGCAGGACGTCCAATGGGCTGCGGCGCGCCAACCCTGGCCGAAAGTCTGCTGGGAACAGGATTGCCTCTTTGCTGCTTGTACTCTCGCGATAAGGGAGGCAGATAAGTGTCTGACTCAGTGATTGCCGCAGCGTTTATTTTGTTGAAGAAATCTACCAGCAACGGATCGTAGGGAGTCTTGTCGCCAGAGTTCCCAGTCTTGCTACCTGCGCCTTTGACCTGCGTCACAATCGTTCCACGCTCTGGAACTTCCATGGTCTCTATCGTTGTAACGGGTCGGCCTTCGGCATCTCTTAGCGAATAGACTTTGTTTTTGCCGGACAAAAACGCCTTATATCGTTCGGGGCCGTACCCGCCTTCTTTAGCGTATCCGCCCACGGAATGCCCGATATACGCGCCCTCAAGGGTAGTTGCTTCGGGATCGGTTATCTGACGCCAAGTGAATCCAGGAAAGGCGCTTTCTTTGCCGTAGCTAATGATCGGCTGGCTTACGCCTTCTAGGAAAACCTTCTTGTCAACAGGCTTGCCCTCGCGCACGCGCGCGATAACTGCATTACGTTCCGTTGTGAGTTCATCTAGTTTCACGGCCCCACGAACGGCGTCTTCATATCGTAGGTTCTTGATCTCGCGCGTAGGAAGCGTAGCCAAGTAGTTGACTAACACCTCCGTGTTCAGGATGTCGCCAAGGGCGCCCCTGGGATTCATGTCATAGATGGGCTGCCCTTTTTCAATGGCTGTCTTTATGGACTTCGGCATGTTTGGGTCTTGTGCCAACATCAACGCGTCCAGATCTTCCGCAGCAACAGTACGTCTTTGACGTCCGCGCTCAGGCAAGACATTCAATAGCTTCCTGCTTGGCTTGGCCTTACTGGCAAATGCCGGATCTTTGTACCCTAGTATGCCTACGGAAGGGTTGATCTCATACGCCGCATTTCGTTCGTCAAGAAGCGCTTGTGTGGTTTCGTCAAGCAACTGCTGCGCTTTCGGGCGCTCTTGGTCAAGAAGCGCAAACTCGTTCTCGGGCTTGCCAACCGTTCTGTTAGCAATGACCGTCCCACGCATGTTGGTCAGCTCGTCGTAGATCTTGTTGATATCCTCAAGTGCAGCCTGTGCGCTGCTAGTTGGATAAAAGACCGACTCTTTTGTTTCAGGATTGACGCGCGTCTTTCCCTCCCTCGCTGCCACAGGGAGATACTCGCGTATGCCGCCAGGCTCTTTGAGTCTAACGCTCGATAAGCGCCCCTCTTTGATAGCCTTGAAGATGGGGTCGTCTTTGGTGCCAAATTGATTGACAAAGTAATTACGTACTTTGGTGTCAAGGAAATTGTTAATCGCTGTGGTCTTATCAGCATCCAACGCTTCGCGTTCTACTAAAGCAGTTACCCTAGCTTTTCCGTCTTCAATGGTTCGATTGACAAACCCCTTTGGATAACGAGTGCTGCCATAACGCTCATCCAACGTGGTGTTCTTGTCCCCCATGGCTACCAACGGGGCGTCCGGGTAATCAAGCACAACGCCCTGGCCCTTGGGCCGTACAACTTCAGTCTTGGGCAACCGACGGAATAGACTGAACGGACTCAACATCCCGCCGTAGTACTCGGCCCCCGCCTCAGGCGTCTCGCCTGCGGCCTTCAGCCGCTCCATCTCCGACCTTGCTACGCTCTTCGAGAACTCCTTCGGGTCGCGCACAAACTCCTGGCCCGCCCCAAAGATCGCCATCGCGGTTTCTCTTGGCGATAACAAAGGCTCCACATTGGCCTCGTAAAAGCCCTTACCAAGTGCCTTGGCCGCGCCCGGAACACGGGGTGCAGCGGCCGCCGCTTCCTCGATCTGCTCCGCGTCAGGGTTCATCGCAAGCATCAGCTTGCGCAGTTCTTCCTTCGAGGCCATGACTACCTCTTCTTCGTGCTCTTGGGCGGCAGTGCGATCCTGACTGGACGATTCACACCGACCTTATTCGCGTATTGAATCAACGGATTAAACCTGGCGCCTACGTCTCCGGTGTAATCGTACGTGTCCTTCACGACCAACGATCCATCCGGCAATCGCTCAAACGTAAACTGCCCGAGCGTGTTACGCAGATTGCCCGACTCCAACGCGTTGTAATCCGAATCGCGCATGGAGATCGGAAGGCTGCCCATCGGGTCTACCTTCTCCATCAACATCCGCTGATGCGCGTAGTCGACAACGCCAGGCAAGGGCTTGCCTGTCTTTTCGCTAAGAGAAGGATTGGCTTCGGCGATCTCAATCAACGTCCGAAGTTTATCCAGCTCCTTGGCCGACATGCTTTTCTCAGTGATCGGCGCAGTGCGCTTGGCAGGATCGCTGACGGATTCCATGTAGATACGACGCTGCAACGGGGTGCTGTCGTCCACCTCACCGCCATCCTGGAATCGCTTCGTGGTCAGTGGTCCGCGAGCCGCGAGGCTTGCACGATCGAGCGTCGGCGTACTGAACGTCTTCGCCACAAGACCGCGATTGCGTCGCATGAGCGCGGCTAACTGATCACGGGCCGAGGCGCGGCTTGGCGGCTCAATGCTCGCCATCGACTCTTCAAGGCTCATGGAGATGCCCTTGGCCTTGCCCGTGTCCACAGCCTTTTTCTTTGTCTTACGAACAGAGCGAGAGGTCGGGGAGACCGACACCTCCGTCTCCGTCTCAGCAGGCATGGCGTCAAGCAGCGCACGAAGTTCGGCTTGTGCGGACGTTGCCGATGCTTCGTCTTTGTCCGCCTCACCGCCATCGGCAAAGGCCCTGACAGGATTTGCAAAGGCCCCGCCCGGCGCAAAGATCCGATTGCCCAAACGATCCGTGTAATACCCCAGCCCCTGCAAGCCGCCGAGAATCGTCGGACTCAGGTTCGGGTTCTGCGCCAAAACGTCCGTGGCTAACGGTCCCTTGTAATTGCTAATCGGGTTGTAGTTTGAGGGCAACGTGCCGGGGAGCATGGCTCCTGGGACATTCCCAAAGAATTGCGGCTGGCCAGGCGTGAACGTCACGTTCTGGAACCCCGGCAACGGAACAGGAGACCTCGCAGTCCCAGTGCCCGGAGTGGGCGCTCCAACCCCTGTGGTGCTGACCAACGGGGACGTGGGCGTGCCACCACCAGTCGCGTCCGACCGCCCAAGGTTCACGGCTCCCGTGCCGAACATCCTCCTGTACGCCGCAAGCATCGCGGCCGACGGATCGAACGGCTGGATTACGCCCGGAGGCGGGGTAGGCGGCTGTGTCGGTCCGGGGGGCGGTGGGGGCGGCGGAGGCGGGGGCGTTATGGTGATTGGCTCACACTTACCCGTTACCGTGCTGCGTACATAGCCCGGCTGACAGGGGTCAAGACGGATCGGCACACACTGCCCTGCTGCGTTGCGTTCATATCCCGGCTGGCACTCCGTGGGAGGCGGTGGCGGGGGTGGAGGCGGGGGCGGTGGAGTTATAGGCACGCACTTGCCCGTCGCCGGATCGTATACGGATCCAGGCCCACAAATAGGCATGCACTTGCCCGTCACCGGATCACGCCGATTGCCCGGTAGACAGTCGTCACCAGGTGGTGGCGGAGGCGGCGGGGGAGGCGGAGGCGGCGGGGGAGGAGGCGGTGGCACGCACAGCCCAGACGCCGGGTCTCTCACAAGTCCTGGCGGGCAATCCTTCGGAGGAGGCGGAGGAGTAACAATCTCCTTCTCGCACTGCCGCGTCTCAGGATTGTAGATATACCCCGGATCGCACTTGATCGGCGGGGGAGGAGGCGGTGGCGGCGGGGGTGGAGGAGGGGGGGGAGGCGGTGGGGGTGGAGGTGGCGGTGGCTCGATAGTCTCCGGGCGCACGCAACGGCCAAGCTCGTAACTGTACTCCAGCCCCGGCGGGCATTCGTTTTCCCGGCGCTGAGGAACGCCACGGTCCGTTGGGCCCACGGTGTTGACAGAAGGACTCGTAAGCCCCGGCACAAAATACTTGGGATCTACGCCGCCTGTCGGCGTGCGCATGTCAAAGTACGGCTGGTTCGGATCGCCCGTAAAATTGATCGTGGGCGTCGGCGTCTGCGCCGGACCGCCAGGCATGTAGCTACCGCCAAGACCAACCCCCGAGAGGTTGATTCCCTGACCTAAAATATTATTGTTCGGACCATAGCCCGCATCACGAAAGCTTGCTGCAATCGCATCCAGATCTGCTTGGGTGACGCCAGGGGGAAGGTTTGATGCAGCAGGTTGTGGCGCAACAGGCACTGATTCGCCTGTGGGCATCGTGGTGTCGACAGCAGGCTGTGGCTGGTCCATGGGCCGTGTCGCTTGCGCCTCGGCCGCACGACGCTGCTCCTCCATCTGCACAAGCGCTTGCAATTGCTCAAGCGCAGTCGTGTTTTCTGGAGCGGCGGGCGTATCTTCAGGCACTCTGCCAAAATACTGCGAGAGCATATCCGCCGCAGACGTGTCGTCCGTGAACTCCTGCGCGGAGTCCATTCCGTCAAATTCGTCGCCCCGTCTTGCCATTCGAGATCCCCTACGGATGCATGCCCTTGCATTCTAGGCGTCAATAGTATTCAGGGGCAAGCGATCTTCCCGACGGCATCTCCTTGTAATCCGTTTGAAGGTTGATGAAGTTGCCCTGACGGAAACGCATGATGGCCTGCGTCGTCGAGTCCACCATGTCGTCGTTGTCGCCGTTCGGGAACGCTGCGCACTCCTCGATCAGCTCTTCCGCCCAATCGGTGTCCGGGGCCCAGACCATCCCCGCCTCGAACACAGGGGCGACCGCGTTCGCGCGACTGACCTTATCGGTGCCCGATCGGCGTCCGCCAGGGGTGTACATGGTGACGGGGATGCCGACGCGACGAAGTTCTTGTTGCAACGTCACGCCCGTGGCCTTGGCCTCGATCAGCACATTGTCAGGGTTCCAGCGGTTGTACTCTTCCTTCGCAATTCGCTTTAGTTCAGGAAAGTCCCACCGACCACGCAGGACATCAAGCAGGATGATGTTCGGCCCACTGTCTTCGCCAGGATAAAACACGCCCCAGGTCGTGATCACGCTATAGTCGGCAGTTTCCTTTTTGCTATACGCCGTGTCGTAGCTTTGGATGATGTAGTTCACGATCGGGGGCTGCGGTTCAGGCCAGACTTTCCACCACTCACGCTTGAGGATTGCACCCTCATCGTTCGTCGGCTGCTGCTGATACATCGCGTTCCACTTCTGCACCGACAGCGAAGACTTGACCCCCTCTAGTTCGTCAAGGGACCAGAACTCCGGCCAAAGCGGATTGCCTGATGGCAGGATTGCCGGGAACTCGATGACCTCCCACTTATCCGCGTTGTGACTGGATTGCGCCTTAAGCAGGCGCGCCGTCAGGTCTTTGGTGCCCCAACGGGTCATGACGATGACAATGGCTCCTCCTGGCTGGAGACGGGTTCGCGGACCGCCCTGATACCAATCCCATGCGTTGTCCAAGGCAAGGTCCGAATACGCATCCTGCTCCGAATGCGGATCGTCGATGATCAGCAAATCGGCACCGCGTCCGGTGACCGCACCGCCCACACCGACAGCGAAGTAGCTACCGCCATGGTTCGTGTCCCACCGGCCGGCGGCCTTGCTGTCCTGCTTCAGGTCTACCTGGGGAAAGAGCTCCCGATAACGGTCCGACATCATCAGGTCGCGGACTTTACGGCCGAATTTAACGGCCAGTTCCGCTGTGTGCGTCGCTTCGATCGTCTGCAAACGGGGTTTGCGCCCCATCAGGAAGGCCGGCAACAGGTAGGACGCAAACTCGGACTTTGTATGACGGGGCGGCATGTTGATGATTAGCCGCTTCAGATTGCCCTTGGCGATCCGATCGAAGGCCGCCCCCATGCGCCGATGGTGATCGCCCAGGATCGCCTCGGGCCAAACGTACCGCACAAAGTCGATGAAGTTGGTCCGGGCCTTGTCCTGGGTTTCCAGAAGCATTAGCCGGTATTCCAGCCGTAGCCGTTCGGCCTCCACGTCTTGGGGAACTGCGCTCATCAGAAGTCCGTTGCGTAGAAATTTGCACAAATTTTTACACGAGTTGACAAGTTAATCAAAGGGGGCACTTTTTCCTTCCCCCTGGGCCGGTTCTCTTTGGCCAGAAATCCAATGTGTGAAATCGGGCATTAGCCCTTGCCTTTACACAACCGGCCATTTTTTTGGCCCGCCGCCCTCAAAGAATTCTCCGGTGTACGTCAAAGAATTACCAAAGAAATCCCCACCGAGGCCCGCGATCCGCGACCCTCGAGCCGATCGCCGAGCCGATCCAGACCGATCGCCGAGCCGATCGCCGAGCCGATCCGACTGGTCGCACCGATCCGATCGCCGCCGATCGCCGACCTCGAGCCGATCCGATCGCCAGCGGAATGACATACACGCCGACGGAATGACATACACGACCAGCCGATCGCCGATCCAGGCGAGCAGATCGCGCCGCCTGGATCACGAACAACGCGACCAGGATCGAGGATCACGGATCAAAGAAATGCCCATTCGACACCGCGCTCGACCTACGAAACAAGGCACGCGCGCGCCTGGAGCTCACGACGCAAGAGACCAGGATCGAGGATCGCGGATCACATACATCGAGCAACGTATCCAGGGAGATCGATCGAGGCCCTCGAGCCAGGCAGCGCCCGAACTCGAGCAACCTGGACAACCCAGGAAAGACGATCGACCAGGGAACCTCGAGCGATCGCCCGAGCTCGAGCGATCGGATACCACCTGGACAACTGCCCCTCGAGCGAGACCGCCCAGGGCGCCCCAGGCGAGCCCTCACCAGGCAAAAAGAAAGGGCCCCGAAGGGCCCTTTCCTGGTCGCCTGGATGACCTGCTCGAGGACTAGTCCTGGAACCCGTAGCGCGCCCAGGGATCATCCTCGACACGACTCGCCGCATGCCCAGGCTCTAACCCCTCGAGCTCGAACCATTTAGCCAGGGCATCGACGACGAGCTCTGGGTCGTCCCAGGCGAGCTCGCCGCATTCGCCCGTCGGATCGTCCTCGATGGCATTGACCAGGATCGCCGCCTTCCCTGGTGCGTCCTCGACCCATTGAGCCAACGTCCCGCGAATGTAGGAATTGCGCGCCGCCCTGGTGATCCTCGCCAGGGAATCCCCGCCCAGGGACTTCGAGCCCCTGGACGACTTCGAGCCTTTCGCGATCACAGGCTCGAGCGCGTAATCATCCCAGTCATAACCCGACCAGATGCGCGCGCCCGTGTACCTGGTCGCAACCGATCCGACGCCGAACTTGTGCGCGCTCCAGGCGTAAGTGTTCGACAACCAGGCGCCCGAGTATTGGACGCCGCTCGAGCGATTGATGATCACCGCCTGGCCGTCGGCCGTCATCATGCCGAACTTATTCGAGGCGCCAATCAGGTCGCCCAGGAACGACTGCCAGGAAGGATCGAGCACGATCGCCTCGTCGCTCGCGACAGCTGGTCGAACAATATTTCGGATGAAATGCCAAGTGTCCGAGCGCGCCTTGTCCCAGGAGTTACCCGTCGACAGAATCCCGTTATGAGCCAGGGCAACTCGAGCCGTCACCTGGTACGGATGACAATTCTCGAGATCGATGTCGCCGTGAGTCTGCATCCGCGCGTGCCAGATCGACTCGCGCCCCTCGACGTGCTGCCGATAGAACTCGATGAACTCGTCGGCATTCTTCGGCAACGCCTTGACGACGTGCAGCTGACCGCCCAGGGCATACATCGCGCCGATGCCGTCGCGATTGCTCGAGTAAACATCCGCGAGAAAATCATTCGAGAATGACGTGCTCGAGGGCTGATGAACTAATAGACACATAGTCAGAACTCCCTGGCCCTGTTAGGCCGCTTCAGAATGTTGGAACAGGCCTGCCATGCGATCGTTCACATACGACCGCAGGATCGCCGTCTCGTCGGCCAAATGGTTCGCGCACCAACGAATAAACGCTTGAGCATTCAAGCCCCCCGCCGCCGTCTCCGGTCGCGCGCAGTAGTCAAGCAGGGCATGACAAAACTCGATCGCAGCAATCACGGCCTCATACTTGAGCGAACCGCGAAAGATTCGGAACTCGATCGTCTCGCTCCCCGTGAGATTGATCGCCTCGTATCGATCCCCTGGCAGGTGAGCGGTCTCGAGCTCCTTATCTCGGATGTTGCAGAAACCCGTGTTGTAACGTCGAGCCAATGCCTGGATGAAGGCATCATTCCCCGAATCGTTTACGAACGTCACCGCCCTGGCGATCGTGAGGTTCGAGAGCCCCGCCCTGGTGACGTGAACATGGAGGCCGCACGTCGTCGTGCGATGACTGCGGAGACCTCGAACCAGGGAAGGCTGACGCAAGAACTGGAACGTCTCGCGCAACGCCGGCACGCTCATAGGCTGCGAGATCAACTCGAACCCGTTGGACAAACTGCCGTCGCGCTCGAAGAACAGATTACGACCGAACTCGCCGCCGTTGACGTGATCGTGGATCGCGCGCGCAGCGATGACGGGATCGATGGAGTACCCCTCGACCTCGAGCTCCACTCCCAGGGCGCGCCGATGCTGCTCGACCCAGGTATCGCGACGGACAGAAAAGAACGGCTTCGAGGAATGGTAGTTCCGAATTACTGACCTCGAGGGCGGCTCGTAATCATCATGCACATACTGGTCGAGCTCCTCGTCGAAATGAAACTCGGAATCGTCCTCGTCGATGATGCATCGATCTCCGTCCTCATCGAGCGCCGCCCGAACACAGTCATCATGCACCCAGGCGTCATAACGCTCGGAGAATTGGAAGACGTCCTCACGGCAGCTCGAGCAGACCCACCCGCCGCCGTATCGCCGCTGAAGATCCTGGTCGGCGAACAGCTCGTCGCAATGATTGCAGAACATGATCGAGTGGTGCTCGCCGCATAACTCGATGATCGCGTTCCGATCCGATCCCTCGGCACTCTCGAAATGACTCTCGACTAGATCCTGGACGTTTACCCGACGTACAACCTGGCCCAATGCCAACTTTCGCGAAAACGAGTAGGCGAACGCAGGAGCATAAAACCCGCGAGTGGTCGCGCGCTCGAGCACGTCCTGGACGAACGCCAGGTCGGAAGGGCGCGAGGTCTCGCTGCGCTCGGGATCGAGCGACGCTCGAACCATACGACCAAAGAATCGAACGGCCTGGAGATAACCGCGATCGTCGTCCGCATCCTGGAGAGACGCGAGACAATCGACGATCCGATTCGCGAGACGATCCGCGCGCTGCAAATCAGCTACCGATCTCGCCAGGAATGGCAACTCGAAAATATTCGACATTGTGTTTCCCTCTTTCTAACTTTCTACGGGGCGGGATGCCCCGCCGCCGATACTAACAGAACCGCGACCCGCTGCAACTCCCTGCAAAAAAGAAAAAGCCAGGGATCGCCCCTGGCCTTTTCGATTAGCACCTGGACAGGTTAAGCCGCCGCAGCTTCGAGCATATCCCCTGCGAGCTCTTCGAACTCGACCCGCGAATCCGTCCACGGGATCGAGCGCGCGTAAGCAGTCGCGCCTGTCACGGCATCCCAGACCGTCTCGATCGGTCGGTTTTCTTCCTGCTGATGTACGACCTTGATCCGATCCGCGACGCGCGGCCCGAAACGCGACGCGAGAAACTGGTCGACCTTCGAGAGCTTCGCTTCCTGCGCTCGCTTCAAGACATTCGAGACCGTCGAGGCGGAAGCCTGCGAGTAGTCAAGCAGCGCGGGCACGGCTTCCTCGAGGAACCGATCGGGAGCGGATGCCGTATGTCGAATCGAAATCTCCCCGAGCTCATGCGCGCCCCAGACGATCCGATTCGCGCAAACATAGTCGAACAGGAACGTCTTAATTTTGAGCGCGCCTGCTCCCGTCTCCGAATTAGTGACGAAGAACCCGCGAGCGAGCTCGCCTGTTTTCCCGTCGCGCCGATTCGGCAGCTCGATACGATTCTTTTCGTCGGCGAGGAAAACGAACATATCGCGATCGCCTGCAAATAACGTCGTGTTCCCGATCGTCACCTGGTCGAGCGACTGTCCAAAGATACCAGGGACCCGAAAGTCTCCCGAGACACCATCGCCGAAACGATCCTCGAGCGCGCGCACTACTTCGTCATTCCAAATTCGCCCGTAGCGCGGCCCCGTTGCAGCGCGTAACTCGATGACGTCGCCCCCGCGCCGAGTAAGCAGAACGCCCGTATCGGTCGCATCGCGCTCGACCTTTAGCCCATAGTTCAAACAATCCGCAGCCAGGGGCGCCGGGAGTGTTCGCAGGTAATGAGCAGGAGCCCCCGAGAGATTCGCGAGCTGCCCAAACGACCAGTTAGTCGGCGTCGTGGCGTGACCAGTCGGCCCCTCGATCAGCAGCCCGCGATTGTCGTCGGTCGGCACCGCAGACAACTGACGAGACGAGACAACCGTCGCGCGAGAGTTCGCGCGCAGGACTTCGAGGGCTTCCCGCATGGCGGGAAGGCTAGTGAATCGTTCCTCTGGCGGGCGGCTTGCCCATTGTTGTGAGGCTTGACTCAAGGTAGTCATTTTAACTTTCTCCTTTCTCGAAAAGAGGCATTATGCCCCGGTGAATCGGATACTGAACCTAAACAAAGTAAAAGACAAGTCACCTCCCGAATATTTGATGAACGATCACGAACCACAACAACCGCCAGATCGTTTTCCTAAACTGCTTGACCTCATCGGGCGGTTTTGGCGGGTGCGGCGGCGGGATCAACGTCGATTCACGTTTTTTCCATCGAGCCATACCTCGACCCCTCCGCCGAAAGCGGAGTCGCCGCCCCTTTCAGTCTTCAATTCAGGGCGGCGGGCATATTCGTGCCATTCCTTCCCCGTCATCTGTAGTTCACGGTTCTTGTTGTAGTCCCACCCCCAAAGCTTTTTGCGAGGCGGCAACTTCATTAGTTTGATGTTCATGCTGCTACCCCAAGTCAACAGGGGCGCGATCCTCAAAGTCCACCCATCCTTTGAACACGGTTGAGATCGAGTACGTTCCGCGATAAAGCTTACCTACCCAGGCAGAGAGTTTCTTATCCTCTTTCTCTGCGATCGCATCCTTTGCACTCTGTGCGGCGCGTTCCCATTCTGCGTCAGTAGGTTTATTGCCCTTGACCTGACTCTTTACCAGACTTATCGAATTGTTTGTATGGTTGTAAACCACAAATGTAACTTTCACGTCAGTCTCCTTTCTAGGTTTAAATTGGCGTAGCCGATCGACTCTATCCCAGTCCGCTACGCCTGTTCAAGCTCCATTTCTAAAATTCGCCACATCACCGCCTGGGCGTGCCAGGAGATGACCGGGGTTGTGTCGATGCCCGACTGCAAGAGCTCCATCGCCTGCGAACCACGAAAGAGCATCAGACGTGGATCTTCCTTGATCGTTCGCGGCGGTTTGTATTCAACCAAAATAAAAGTGCGGTTGCCGTTCTGTGCGTGCCGCAAGTGATACGCGACCTGATGCGGGGACAGACGCACCTTGCGTCCGTGCTTGACGACCTTCAGCTCAAGTGGGATGAACTCGCCGTTACGGAACGCCAAGAAGCAGTCTGGGATGCCGAGGTTTACCCGCGACTCAATCCGGGTAATAAGGCAGCCTGATAGGTTGTCCTTCAGCCTGTTGTACAGGTTCGTCTCGGGCTTCGCTGGCATCTTTTTCCTCCGTCAGGCTTTCCTCGACCTGTCGCGGTGTTATGTCAATGATCGGGCCGCCTCCCGCACCGTACAGTTTCTTAATCTCCTCGAGCTTGCGCATGACCTCCTCCTTGCTCATGGAGTCGATCGTGCCGTGGCGGATCTCCTTGCGGTCGATGTAGATCGTTCCCAGGGCCTGCCCTCGACGGTACTCAGCCTGGACGGCGGCGCCGTAGGCTCCCGCAGCCAGGGCCTGGTCGCGGATGAGCTGCAAGTCCCTCATGTGCCGCTCGTAGGTTGTGCCGTACTTTTCGGCGAACTCCGCCCGCAGCTTCTGGATCTCCGCCACGATATGCGGATTCATGTCTGGGTTGGTCAGCGTTTCGGCGTAGTACTTGATCTTCTTCTCAGGGTAGCCCGCCCGCAGGGCTGCCTCCTTGGCGGTGACATGGCCGTCCCCAGCGACGAACTCGTTGACGAACTTCCACTCTTGCGTCGTCAACGGTTGGTCACGCCTCTTGGACTTAGTGCCGTTCCCGCTCCTTGCTGGGACGGGCTGGTTGATCTTGTCGAGGGTCGTCTTGGGAATCCCACGGCCGACCTTGGCCATGAAGGCGTCTTCCTTCTTGCCGCTCACGCCGTCCTCCAGACGCGCCAGCCGCCGTCCACCTTCCGACAGGAGAATTTCATCCCATGACGCTTGGAGTACATCCAGGCCGCCGAACGGGCGTTCTTGACCATGCCTGCCTCGGTAATCAGGAAGCTATCCCCCACCTGCATATCGTCAAAGGGGTACTTCAACCGGGGACGGTCGTCTGGCAGGGGGACGGTGGATTCAACGTGCAACATGCTGCCACTCTACAACAGGGCAACTACTCCTGCCAAGGAGTCGTTTTTGGCGTTTTATATAGACTTTTTTAGGGTCTAATGTTTTTTTTTTTTCAAAAAAAAAGTTCTCGCGCGATTTTTATATCAATTTCACTACTGAAGTACTGTAATGGTACTGTACAGTACATAACTTATTGTTTCTATTAACTTATTACTCCTATTACGTCTAATACACCAAATTTTAAAATTTTCATAAAAAAATCATTAGACCCTAAAAAGATCTATATAGACCGCCCAAAACGCCCCTTTTGGCCACGATGCGGTCACTTTGGCCCTTGATCCATGGTCCTCGACCCCTCCACCCCCATCCCCGCCGCCTCCCCACCGCAATAAAAAACCCCACCGGCTCATCACCGGTGGGGTCCGTGGCACGTGATCGTAGAGGTACTAGCGATTCCTAGGGAGAGGCCACGCAAGCCTATTGAACATCGACCCCCATCAGCTCTTGGAAGTCGCCCTCGAGCATCCGGGCTGCGGCGCAGGCGGTCATGATCTCGCCGAACTCGATCTCGGAGACATCGAGTTCGTTCTCGATGAGTCCTGGCACGTGGACCACGGGCCCGACGAGGGCGTAGCGGGTCCCGTTGATCGTGACGACGATCATCTGGACGAGGGGTTCGTCCTTGAGGGTCGAGATGTTCATCATGGAGAACTGGCTCATGCGGGGTCCATCTTGCGCTTGGATTCGTACCAATGCAAATCGACGAGCACCCGTTCGAGTTGGTTCTGTAGACCGTCCCGTTCCTGTTTAAGCCGCCGTATATCCTCCACGAGGGACTCTAGGAGGTCCTGCCCCACCTCGATACGTCTACGCAGGGCGTAGACGTATTCGCGCAGGAGGACGTCTGTGATCGGCACAGGGGGATCGTCCGTGGAGTTGATGGCCGGGCGCATCATCTGACGAGTCCTCGGAGCCGATCGGCGATGAGCGTCGCGTAGCCGGCGATGTCGTGCCATTGGTCGATGTTATCGGCATCTCCTGTCACGATCCGGGAGATCTTGGTGGAGATCATCTCCAGGGCTTCCCATTGGTCATCGGCGAAGGTCTTGCCGAGATCCTGGGCGTGATCCGCCATCGACCGTTTGAGGGCCTGGGCGAGACAGGCGTTGTCGCGGAACGAGCCGTAGACCTTGCCCCGTGAGCCGAGGGTCGTTTCGAGTGACGCGGGGGCGAAGATCTCCTCGATCGAGACGGTCTTGACCGGTGCCGGCCGTTGGATCTTCTTGGCGGGGTTGTTGCCGGCGGCTTTGTCCCGGAGCTTGTAGGCGTAGGGGGCGGAGAGCTTGAAGCGTTTGGCAACCTTCATGGGCTTGGCGCCTGGGTTATCGAGGAAGTGTTGGTAGGCCTTTTGGGCTTGGGGCTTTTTGAACTTTTTCATTAGGGCAATTCCTTGTTCTGGGTGAGGAGGGCGAAGCACGAGGAGGGGACACGATCCTTAGCGGAGTCGTAGGCGCAGGCCGCGTAGAGCGGGTCCTCGGCATTTTTAAGCACCTGGGCGCGGAGGTGCCCGTCGTAGGCATTTAGCACAAACACCATCAGAAACAGCGCCAGAATGACAGCAGCAATGGCCAAAAGGCCTTTCTCAAAACTATCCATATCAATCTCCTTTCTAGGTTACAAATAATCTTTTCCGCCTCGGCGACATCTCCAGTTCGGGGGCGGCACGTTACGCCATCCGGGGTCCTGGGGCTTTCGCCGGTAGCAGAAGTACAAACTTATACCAAGTCCAATCAACAAAATCAACAGTAGCCAACTTCCGGTCATTTTTTTCTCCTGACTTTCTTCTTTCTCTCGAGCTTTATACGCTCCCGTTCCCGCCAATGCAATATCCGGTGGCAGTTCGAGCAGAGGGGGATGCATTTCTCTGACGCCTCGCGGATCGCGGCGGAGACGTTGCCCTGGCGAGTGGCGAGGTCATTGACGGATTGTTTGTTGGTGCGAATGACATGGTGAAAGTCGATTACCGCAGGGTGCGAGAAGCCACAGTGGGCGCAGGCGTGTTGCGCGCGGTAGGTCTCCCAGCGTTCTTTCTCTTGTCTCTTGCGGCGGCTGATGGCCGCGCGGGCCTTGGTCTGGTTAGAGAGATACCAGCGCCGCGAATACTCTCGCTGCCGTTCTTTGCGGACCTTGGCGTCCTTGAACGGCATTTAGAGTTTTCTTTTCCAATACAGGGCTCGTGCAAAAGAATAGGGGAGAGGCGGCGTGTAGAGCTTGAAGCCACACGCGATGAGGTTATTGGCGCTTGGTTCGTTATCCGTGGTGTCTGACACCGCCCAGTTGTAGCCCTGCCGTTTAGCCCAGATGAGGCGTACGCGGATAAGGCGACGTTGGATGCCGCCGCCTCGAGCGAGCGGGGTGACCCCGGATCGGCTGAGATAGACGGCATCGGCGATCTGCTGGGATGGGACAAGACAAGCGAACGCGACCGGTGTACGCCGGTGGTACGCGATCCACCAAACCCCCTCTTCCGGGAAGTACAAAGCATCGTGCGGCAGACAAGCCCGTTGCAGCTCGATGAGAGTCTCTTCGACTTCCGGGTTTGAAGGGTCGACCTTTTCACAGACGACCTTCATGGGCCGCGATTCTAGCGGCCCGGAGCATTACTTGAAACCGTATTCCTTGAGCTGCGCAGGCGTCGTGTAGTACTTGAGCACGGTCTCCACGGCGAAGAGGTGGCCGTTGAGAGTTGCGATGTCGATATTTTTGTCGCGATCAAAGACGGCGATCTTCTTGCCCCCTTTGCGATCCTTAAGGTCGCGCGAGAGCGAAGTGTGAAGGCCGATGAGTTCCTGGACGACGACCTGTTCAACGAGGTCGCAGTCCACTTCCAGAGTGACGGGAGTAGCGACTTGTTTCTTGGGTGCCGGCAAGAATTTCTTGGCGGCTTTCTTGCCGAGCGTGCGCTCGAGTACAGCTTTGCGGCTCATCGGATGATCTCCACTTTATCTTCGGTCTCAATCCAAACCCTGGCGCCGCAGGAGAGCGGCTTATCGGGCGAATAGACGACCTTGGACGGCCCGTGTAGCGCGACCTCATGGGCGTAGGTGTTGGACTTATAGGTTTTGACCGTGAGCACCGGCTCGCGCTTATCGGCTTTGATGTTCTTGCGGATGGCGTGTTGGTTCACGTGGATAATGGTCTTCATGTCTCACCCCTCGCCCGAATCGCGGCGGCGCAGATTCCAATTGCAAGTGCATCGCGTGATTGACTAAGTTTTGCGGCTTCTGATTCACACACCTTCGCACACGCCTCTCGCTCCAACTCAATAGCCTTATCAATGGCTATCTCCGCTGCTGACATTGCGGCCTGCGTAAGTTTTTCTCGCTCGGCGGCGGCAACAAAGGCGGCGAAGCGTTTAAGTTCTTCTATCGTGAATTGAAGTACTTGTCCCGGCGTTGTGCAGTTTGCTTCTCGCGCCATGCGGATAATGTCGTCGCGGGTCATGGCATCACCAGCAATGCGGCAAGAAACGAGACTACAGCCACAACTAACATTAACGTTGCAGCAATCATCAACGCGTGAAAATCAATGTCGTCGCGGGTCATCGCGGTTGCTCCTGTTCAGATTGGTTTGCGTTGTTCCAACACTGCAAGGCATCTTCAACTTCGCGTAAACCTTTCTTGCCCATTCTCGGCATCCTCAAAAGATCTATTTTTGATACCTCCTTCAACTGTTCGACGCTGTACACGCCGTCTCGTTCCAAAATGTTATGCGTACGCACGGTCAAGCCAAGTGCTGTTAAAGGTGTGCCATAGAAACGGTTAGTCGATTCAAACCGATTAAGCACTTCCACTAGTAGGTTAAACAGTTCCATGTCACCACTAGTGCAAGCCTTCATCGCTCGGATACGAACGCGGTCTGCAATGTCTACTTTGGTCATACCTCACCTCGCGCACGGATGGCGGCGGCGCAGTCGGCACACGCCGCAAGAAGCATCGGGTGGTCTTTGTCGGCCATTTTCTTTATGTAGTGATGCGTTAGTGTTTCCTCACACACCTTCGCACACGCCTCCCGCTCGGCAGCGGCAACGAGGGCGGCGAAGCGTTGGAGTGCGGTGATATTCACGGGCTCGGATCCCGAAGCCACTCCGGCCTCCTGGGACCATTGGAAGACATTATCAAGAGTCATCGCCTACTCCCAGGCGGCACTTTGGTATGAAGCCAGCCTTTTGGTGTCTGTATGTACCCGATCGCCGTCAGGGCCTCGATCGAGCGGCAGTTCCCATCCACGCGCTTGTGCAAGCGGAACGCGTCTGGGGACGCGAAGACCTGTTTGCATTCGGTGCAGCGGCGGACTTTGGAGACGACACTCATTTCTCGCGACTCTCGAGCATGGCATCGGCGACCTTGTAGGCATCGCCCACAAGTTCCCAGCGGTTGTGGTAATGGCCGCCCTGGCCACTGAGGATCGCCTGCATTGCGGCGGTTGCGAAGTAATCACGCAGCGTGATCCCGCCTTCAATCTTGGCGGATCCACGGTCATCGGTCACTCGTTCTGGAAATACGTTCACTCTCTTTCTCCTGTTAAAGCTTCAATGATCTCATCTTCAAGCAGCATACGCTGCGATTCACTCAATACCTTGAGTACATTCACGCGGGCCTTTTTACCGTCTTCTTTCTCCAGTTCTACATACGCATCTCGAAGCTCGATCATGGGCGGGAGGATGTACTCCTGCACCTGGATCGGCTCGAGAATATCATACGTTATAGCGACGTCGAGGTTGAGTTGGGTCAGATGTTTCATTTTTTATCCTATTTGCTTCGATGCGCGCAAGCACTTCAGCCTGCTTGTACGTCTTTTGGTAGGCGATGTTTACAAGCTCGTGGACAATGTGGGTAAAACTTTTCTTGTAGAAGATCTTCATCTCAAAGAGCATTTCATAGGTCGATCTTCGTACCATGATCGAACGGAATCCCCGGAGCGTGGGCGACACGCGGTTGCGCTCGATCTGCTGGACCTTGCGTTTACTCTTCCTGCGCCGGCGATACTGATCCCGTGGGATCACGGGCTTTGGCCTGGGCGGGGCGTTCATGTACTCCTCCCAGATCCGCAAGTCCTCTGGGTCAGGGATAAAAACTTCTTTGTTCTTAGGCACAGGACTAACCTCTTGCTTCGCCCCAGGAGGGGCCAATCTCGACATCCACGCGCGAGGGCACTTCCAAGGAAACTGCCTCTTGCATGATCCTTGATGCTTGGTCCGCGATCTCTTTCCCATCGACACTGATGGCGATTTCGTCGTGCACTTGCAGGAGGAGGCGGTGTCCCGCCTTATGCAGCGCGACCATCGCGGCCTTGGTCTGGTCGGCGGCGGAGCCTTGAATGAGTCTGTTGAGGCCCTTGTAGGTCATCGCGCGCTTGATCCGTGGTCCGTATTCAATGACGGCCTGCTCTCGAGGCAGGGCCTTGTTGATGCCGTACTCGACGGGTTCCCAGAGCGGGAAGCGGCACTTGCGACCTAGAAGCGTTCTAATCGAGCCGCCCGAGGCGGGGTGTTCGATGCGGCGCATCACAGAGTCGATCGTGCCCCGGAGGAAGGGGACGTTGGCGTGGAAGGCCGTGATGAGTTCAGAGGCTTCATCGAGCGGGAGATCAAGGGAGTTGGCAAGCTTCTGCTTACCCATCCCATACATCAATCCGAGTCCGATGGTCTTGGCGGCTTTGCGTTTGATCCCCGCCATATCTGCCACCATTTGGTGGAAGTCGGTGTTTGGATCGTTGCGGTATGCGTCCGCCATGCGCTCCGCTCCTGGTAGAGCGAGTAGGGCCGCGTAATGGACGAGAAGCCGAGGCTCCTGTGAGCTGAAATCGTTGGCGGCCCAGAGTTGGCCTTCTTCAGGCAGGAAAAGCGAGCGTACCAGGGGACCGATGATTTCATGGCGAGCGGGGACCTGTTGGAGGTTGGGGTTGTTCATGGAGAGGCGGCCGGTGACGGTGCCCCCGTCCTCGGAACGCATCTGGTTAATGTGCGGGTGGATACGCCCGTCCTTGGCGCTGTGGCGTAGGTAGGGCTCGAGAAAGGTACCATGAGTCTTATTAAATTCTCTTGCTTCGACGATGAGCTTGGCGATCGGGTGATCGTGAGAATCGAGAAAGGTCTTCGTAAAGCTCGGGAGCCCTGTCGTGGTCTTGGGATACGGCAGCGAGAGCTTGTCGAACGCCTTGGCGATGCTTGCCGCAGCCCAAATGTCGACCTTCTCGCCCGAGAGGGATTTGATCTGCTTGATGTGCTCGATCTCTTTCTGTTTGAACTCATCAATCAACTGCTCGCACTTGGCGCGATCGAAGCGGATGCCCTGGTAGGTGAGATCGATGAGGATCGGCAGGAGCTCGGTCTCGAGCGCGAAGATGGACTCCACTTCTTCCTTGCGGATCAGGGTCTTTAGGTGATGCCAGAGCTTGAGCGTGAGCGCCGCGTCCTGTTCGGCGTAGTCTCCGACGTACATGGCGGGGAGTTTCCAGAGTTCTTTCTTGGCGTGCACGCCGAAGTCAGAGGCCGCGTCCTTGAGGCCCTGTTCGGACTTGACCTCTTTGAGGTAATCAAAGCCGAGTGAGTTGAGCGCGTAGCTGTAGCGGTTCTCATCGATCAGCGGCGCGGCGAGCATGGTGTCGTAGACGGTGCCGTTGACCGTGAAGCCTGATGCGCGAAGCCAGCCGAGATCGTAGGCGGCGTTGTGCATGATCTTGTCGCACGGCAGCTCGAGGATCTTCTTCATCCAACGATTGACGATGCGCTCATCGAGGTTGCCGCCGCCCTGGTGGGCGATTGGGAAGTAGCCTTTCCAGCCGTCTACCGCGACCGCGTAGCCGACGATGTAGCCGTCCTTCCGGGGCCATCCTGGCCCCATCGACTCCATGTGGGGGTCACATGTTTCAAGGTCGATCGCAATCTCTGTTGCGGCGGAAAGATCTGGAAAACTGACGGGCGGCACCCATTCGGCGCTGCGGGGGAACATAGGGACGGTGCTCACAGTCGGAAACCTTTTTGACTATTTCGGGGGAGAATCACGTGCAGCGTCTGCTTAGCGCGGGTAATCCCGACGTAAAGCAGGCGGTTGATGTCGTCTGGGTTGACTTCGTACTCCTTGGCGAACTTCGTCGAAAGGTCGCTGATCAATAAAACATTGTCGGCCTCGCCGCCTTTGGCGCCGTGGATCGTGGAGAGCTTGATCGGCACTTTGCCCGTGAGCTTCACGCCGCGACGCAGGAGGGCGATGAGGTAGTTGCGCTTGTCCTCGCCGATCTTGGCGAGGGCCTCGTGCCAGATGGCATCGGTCAAAAGCCCATGTTTCTCGGCAAGCAGGGCGTGTGTGTACATTGTGTGTACATCCGCCGTCTTGAGCCCTTTGTGCCCGTGTTTAACGAATTTCGTATCAAGGTATTTATAGATCACCTTAACCATCTCGAAGGGGATCTCCTGGCCCTTGCGCAGTCGCTCCCAGCCGACGACGGCGGTGAGCACGGACTCGGGGATGCTCCGTTGTCCGTGGCGCTCGAAGAGTAGGCCCTGGGATTTGATCCACTCGTGCATCTCCGTGAGCATGTAGTTGGTCGCGGCAAGCACGAGCCACTCGCCCTGGGTGAGATTCACGTGGTGGAAATCGTTGTAGTAAGTGATCACGCCGCCTTCGGTGCGCGGCTTCCAGATCTTGGGTTGGCGCTTGCGGATGCGATGCACGATGCGATCAGCGAGGGCGTGGATCTTGGAGGGGACGCGGTAGGACTGATCGAGGATGCGGATGTCGCCCTCGAGCGTGAGAAAGCTATCAACGTCAGCACCGGCCCAGGTGTAGACCGCCTGGTCATCGTCGCCTGCGATGTAGGTCTTCTCTGCGCGTTCGATGAGCTCACAGACGAGTCGCCACTGGAGCTTGGAAAGATCCTGGGCTTCGTCGATGATGAGCGATTTCAGTCGCGGTAAGCGTTCAGGTTCGTCGACCACTCGCTCGAGGAGGTCGGTGAAGTCAAGAAGGCCGTGGGAGGCTTTGTAATGTCGGTAGGCTCGGTCAACGTACTCGAAATGATGCCACTCGATCGCCATGCGGCTTTCGTTGTAATGCTGTCGCAGGTCCTTGCCCTTGATCCGCGCGATGTTGATCTCGTTGAGAATCGGATGGTCGACCTTGACGGCAAACTCCTCCTCACCCTGTTCAGCGGCGAGCTCAATCCCCGCCTCTTTAGCGAACTCTGCGTAGTGCTGCGGCGTCATCATGTCCTTCGTACCAATACCGAGGCAGCGGTAGGCGAGTGAGTGCAGCGTGCGGAACCAGGGGAAATCGAGGTCCGGGTTTAGTGACGGGAACTTCTGTATCGCCCGGTCACGGGCTTCGGTCGCGGCTTTGCGGGTAAACGCGAAGTAGCCGATCTGTGTCGCGTGGACGTCCGCAGCAAGCTCCCGCTCTACCACGGAGAGCAGGTAGGTCGTCTTGCCTGCGCCAGGGGGACCGAAGACCTTCTCGACGCTCATGGCTCGGTCATCGGGGCTGGGTAGTACGGGGCGATCGTGACAGTGAACTTCTCGGGTTCTTCCTGTCGCTTGTCATCAGCGTCGCGATAATCATCATACACGCCAACGACGGAAACACCGTCGAGGGCGATATGCAGCACGACAAAGACGGACTTGTGGTAGTTCTTAATCACCTGCTTCCTCCGCTATTTCATTGACCCTGTCCATGTCGCAGGGCCAGACGATGATGGGGGTGGCTGTGCCGACGTAGGCGCCTTCGATATTGAAACTGATGTACTCGAGCGCCTCTTCGTGAGACATGCCTGATTGGTGCATGAGGATCGTCGTGATGATCTCTCCGTCATAGATCAGCGTATCCACGCGCTCCGCCCCACCGCCCTCATGCTTTTGCCAGACGGTGGATATACCAATCAACGCATTGTCAAAGCCGTCGATCTTGAGCATTAGAATGGGCTCCTACCTTTCTTTTGTTCCGGCGTATCAAAGGGCGAGTCCTGCCGCTCAAAGCGCGGGATGCGCCAGCAGCGCACGGCTCGGTTCTTGATAAAGAGGCTGATCGGCTCACCGCCAATGTCTCGGACGCGCTGCGCCATCTTTGGCGAGGTCAACGCCTTGAAGTTGTTGCGCACGAGATGGGCATTCAGATCCTTCATGCGGAAGTATGTTTTGCCCTCATCGTCATTCGTCCACGGGCGGCCGAGTAGGATCTCGTCCCGATCCATCGCCTGCTGCAAGTGCGTGCAGAACTCCTCGAGAAGATCATTGAACTGGCCCGTGACGGTTGTATCTTCACTCGCGACCGTGATCTGTTCGCTCTCGACCATCTCTGTGAGCAGCCCATTCAGCATCTGCTCCCAGTCCTGCTTACGCACGGCAGGGGGAAGCACGTTCAGCTTCTCGACGCACGCCTTTTGGAAGGCGATCTGGTTGAAGAGGCTTTCTGTATCAAGCTCGATGCGCTTGCCGTTTACGTCCAGGAACCACAAGGGCGGTTCGCTCGCGTACTTGGAGAGCGCGGAGAGCTGCGGGCTATCTGGCCCGTGAGCCCCGATCCCGTATTTGCGAGTCCTGCATAGGCCGCTGTTGCAGAAGGAGTTGAGCGGCGCGTCCTTGCACTTGTACTTGTAGTCCTTTTTATTGAGCTGCTTGATCAGAAGCTGCACTTCATTGTTCGGCAGCGGCGGACTCACGTATTTGTAGTTGTACTCGACGATGGCGTTGTCCCAGGTCGCAGGGTGCGCGCGCTTGAGATACGTTCCGATGGCGAATAACGCGTTGTTCCGCGTGCCCTCAGGCACGCCCTGTGCACAGATCGCCTGTAAGCACGGCGGCCCGTCCTTGATCGGTGCTTCGGGAGCCTTGGGCCCTTCTGGGACTTCCACGGTCTTTGGCTGCACGAACTTGTCGTAGAGTTCATAGAACTCCTCGAGCGTTGCCGCCTTACCGTCGTCTTTGAAGGCGTAACGCATGGTGTCGTCGCCGCCAAAGTACGGGAGGTTAAGGAAGTTACCCGTGTCGCCGCGTTCGACAAGGATCTCCGCTTGCTTTGGAAAGATCTCGCGACCGGCCTCGCCCAAAAGTCCTGCGCAGGCCTTGAGATATTTTTGCATCTCGCCTGCGGGCATGGGTTCGTTGACGAACAGAAATACGTGCGCGCCGCCGGACTTGCTCCGGCAGACGACGAGCGGGAGGTTTAGCCCGCGAATCTTTTGGACGAGTCCCGCGTGATCGAGCGGGTACTGGTCAATGTCGATGCAGCCCCAGATGCAGGAGTTGTCTGCACGAATGGGGATGATGCCGAGTGACGGCTCTGCACCCTCGAGGTGTTTTTGCCAAAGGTCATCCGTTGGCGGCTTGCGTACGACGACGGCTTTACCGGCTTGCTTGCCGTTGCCTTTCTCGCCTTCAATCTTGTAGGTCCCGTAGGCGATATCCAAGCCCGAAAAGATCGCCTTGAACCGTGTGATATCGGTCATTTCTACTTTCTCGAAAGGTGGGGCCTACTCGCAGTGAGTAGGTAAGTGGGGGGAACACTGCTTTCGGCCCCGGAAAATCATCAGAACGGCACAGAACCCGAAGATCCTTCACCATCCGTCTCGGGCTTTGCCTTGACAGCACCCGAGCTTACCGACTGCGCGAACGCCTTGCACGTGGCATAGACCGATTGGTCCTCCAGTGTGCCAATGCGCTCCACTTCCCAACCGAACCACTTGCCCTTGTCGTTCGACTCGGGGACCGTGGTCAGCCGGTAGGACTGGCTGTACATCGGCGGCGTGAAGAGGCCGTTGCTGCCTTGGATCTTCACCGACTGCATCATGCTGTTCCACTTGCGGCTCTTCTTGAGCTGAGTGGACTTCATCACGATCAGTGCCGGCGACGGCGTGCCGTCGGCGTCGATCACCATGACGTAGTGGTTGGCCGTGTTCTCGATGTAGTTGCCGTTATCGAGATAGTCCTTGTTCTCGCCCGGTTCGCGGTGCGTGCGGGAGAGGATGTCAGACGTTGCGGGGTAGATATGGATCGGAGCGCCCGATCCGCTACCACGCGGTGCCCACTCGATGTACTGGCGCACGTAAGCGCATGGCACAACGGTGATGCCCTTCTTGCCGTCGAAGAGCTGGCCCGTGACGCTGTTGTAGATCATGCCCGGCAGGGCACCTTCTACTTCGCCCACCTCGGGGGAGGTGTTGGTCAGGAGGCGCAGAAACGGCAGGGCGAAGTCGTCCTGGTTCATGCCGGCAAAGCTGCTGCTGGCATCCTCCTCGAAGGCGGTGGCGATGGCCAGGGCGGTGCCCTGGGTCTTCTCTGCTAATGCTGTTTTAGCCATGTTTCTTTGTCCTTGATTAAGATTTGATTTCGGCTCGTTTCCCGATGTACGCGCCGAAGAGTTCTGTTGGGAACTCCTCGCCCCGTTCCACCCGTTCCCTCACCCAAGCCTTGAGAGTAGAGGGCTCGACCTTTTCCGCCTGTTCAGAGCGGAATCCGCTACTGCCGAGCAGCCCCAGAAGGCGGTTGCAAAGCTCGGCCTCGCCGCGACCGAAACGGACGCTGACGGTGTTCTTGATGATGTCGTCAAAGCCGTGGTCCCTGAGCCATTGGAAGGCTTCGGCACGACGTGCTTCGCTGATCGAGGCGCTATAGAAGGGCTTGATGTTGACGGAGCTGCCGTCTTCCATGCGGAAGGAGGACATCCCCATCTCAGCAAGTGCTTCCGGGAGCGTCTCCTCGGTCAGCTTGCGGTACTTGTCTTTCAGGCCCTTGAGTTCCGTTTCCTGGTCCTCGATTTCTTTCTCGAGGGACTTGGCACGGCGCGCGAGGGCGGCGATACCGGTGATCTGCTCGTCGTTGACGCGCAGAGCGTCGGCTTCTTTTTCAAATAAGCTCGTAAGGCTCATCTAATTCTCCTTTCTTGAAAAGATCCACCTCGAGGGGAATGTAGCGGCGTTCTCGCTTGTCCCACTTGAGGCACTTAAATCTACCGTTGTTCTTAAACGCTGCCACTGCACAGCAGATGCCTATTGCTGACGGGTCGCCGATCAGGAGCAGAAAGTCCTCATCGGTGAACTTGTCGAGCTTTCGTTGGACCCGACGCACGGTCGGAGCCACAGAAAAGGCAATCTGTGCATTGGGTGGCAGAATGGTCTCAATCTGGCCGTAATCGAGAGCACTTGCAATGTTGTGCTGCAACGTCTCGGAAACGACATACACCTTAGGCACTGACATTTCTCCTTTCTCAAAACCTGGGGCCAGTGTAGACTCGCGCTTCAGGGATTGCAAGCCCTGTTAGAAAGCGAGAGGAACATGAGCCAATTCTTACAGACGTATCGATTCAAAAACAAGCCGTTTGTGCACCAGGCGGCGTACCTACAACGCTTTTGGGATCATCAGGTTGCGGCATTGTTCGCAGACATGGGCACTGGAAAGAGCTTCATGTTGATCAACAATATCGCCATGTTGTATGACCTCGGCCGCATCAATGCGGCGCTGATCGTGGCACCGAAGGGCGTGTACCGCAACTGGGTAGACACCGAGATCCCGAAACACATGCCCGAGCACGTGGTCTACCGTATGGCGCTGTGGGCCGCAACGCCACGCAAGGCGGAGCAGGAGGCCCTTGATTCGTTGTTCGAGATCACCGAGGACTTGAAGATCCTCGTGATGAACATAGAGGCCTTCTCGACGCCGCGAGGCACGAAGTTCGCTCAAAGATTCCTGTTCGTACATAACGCAATGATGGCGATCGATGAGTCGACGACAATCAAGACGCCAGGCAGCAAACGCAGCAAAAACACTGAAAAAACAGGCAAAATGGCGAAGTATCGCCGCATCATGACAGGCTCCCCGGTGACGAAATCACCGCTTGACCTGTATCAGCAGTGTGCGTTCTTGTCCGACGCGTGTCTTGACTCGCCGTCCTACTACAGTTTCCAGGCGCGCTACGCGGTGACGATCGAGCGGCGTCTTGCGAGCCATAGCTTCAAGCAGATCGTCGGCTACCAGAGGCTCGATGAGCTCAAAGAAAAGCTCGATCGCTTCAGCTTCCGCGTCAAGAAAGAGGAATGTTTAGATCTCCCTGACAAGCTCTACGTCAAGCGAGAGGTCGACATGACTGATCAGCAGAAGCAGGCCTACAACGAAATGAAGACCCTTGCGCTTGCGCAGTTCGACCAGGGACTGATGTCCACGGTCAATGCCCTCACGCAATTGATGCGCCTGCATCAAATCGTATGCGGGCACGTCAAGCTTGATAGTGGAGCGTTGCTGCCTATACCAAGTAATCGTGTTGCAGAGCTCATGTCAATCGTCGAAGAGACCGACGGCAAGATGATCATCTGGGCCACCTACCGGCACGACATCTTGATGATCAAGCAGGCCTTGCAGGCCGAGTACGGTATGGAGAGCGTCGGGACGTACTTTGGCGATACGGACGATGACGAGCGGCAGCGGGTGGTTGCGGAGTTCCAAAACCCCGATAGCAAACTGCGCTTTTTCGTGGGAAATCCCAGCACTGGCGGCTACGGCCTGACCCTGACCGCAGCGAACGTGGTCGTGTACTACAGCAATAGCTTCGACCTTGAGAAGCGGCTCCAGTCGGAGGATCGGGCCCACCGTATCGGCCAGCGGAAGAACGTGACGTACATTGACCTGATTACACCCAAGACAGTGGATGAAAAGATCGTCAAGGCATTGAGGGAAAAGATCGACATCTCGACTCAGGTGCTTGGCGAGGAGGTGCGCAAATGGTTGATCTGATCCCGATCAAACGGCTCTACAAGTACGAAAAGCTTGAACGGGTCGATACCCCGGACGGACGTCGATACGTGGATGGGAATGCCGTTGCATTGCCTAGCGTGACCACGATCCTCTCTGCGACCAAGGACAAGAAATCCCTTGACGCGTGGGCCGCGAGGGTTGGGCAGGAGGAAGCAAACCGGATCAAGAACGAAGCGGCGACCGTTGGGACGCACATGCACAATGTGATCGAGCGGATGATCGCGTACCGTGACCTACCAAAACCCACCAACTGGCTCATGACCAAGGGCTACGAGATGGGATATCGCCTGGTGAACGAGTATTTCGTCAATCTCGGGGAGATCTGGGGGTCCGAAGTGGCGCTTCACTACCCTGGTAAGTACGCCGGGACGACGGATTTGGTAGGCGTTTACCGTGGGAATCCGGCCATTGTCGACTTCAAACAGTCCCTAAAGCCCAAAAAGCACGAATGGATTCAGGATTATTTCCATCAGCTCGCTGCCTACGCGCTCGCGCACGACATCGTGCACGGCACTTCGATCAAGCACGGCTACGTGCTGATCGCGCTGCAATCAGGCGGCACGCAGGAGTTCAGCACCACGGGCTCGGAGTTCGACCGATACAAAGACGAATGGCTGAAGCGCGTCGAGTGTTACCACGACGAAGACTGCGACCAGATGGCTAAGTACTTTAGCTAGGCCACCGGAGGCTGCATCGCCGGATTCTGAGACAGCGCTGCGGCCCCTACGATCGCATCGTATGGGAAGAGCTGCTGAAGCATCTGCCGACTCTGCGTAGGAGCTCCTGCCGTCGGTGCTCCGCCCCCTGCCGGGGCGCCCGTTGTAGGCGGAGCCGCCCCTTGACGCGGGAGCCCTGGGGCGCCTCTTGTGGTCGGAGCCGGAGGCTGCGGCCGTCCGCGCAGGCGGTTGTAGATATCCTGGATATTCTGCAACTGATCCGAGGCCCGTGGTCCTTGGGTCGCGACCTTTGCTTCAGGCGGCTCTTCGTACGTCGCATAGTTCAACCCAGCGGCCAGCATGTACGCATGCATGGACTTGGCAAGCTGGAACTTTTCGCGCTCAGAGGGCGCTCGACGCAGCAACTGCGCCATCAGCGTCGGATCCTGGGCAGCACGCTGGATGGTCTTGCGCACCATCATCATCGGCATCTTGTCAAAGATCTGACGGATGGCCTTCGAGCCTGCGGACGCCGCGATCAACGCACCAGGGCCACCACCAGAGGCCGTCGTACCGATTTTGGAACCGATCACGCGCATCGCAAGTTCGCTGACCGCATCTGCGCCCTGGATGATGTTCTGAAGCGCTACTTTGTTATCCATCGCATCTTCGATGCGAAGCATCTGGTCTGCGAGACGACGAACATTAGTCAGTTCCTGTGGCGACATGATGCCTTGAGTGCGCATGATGTCGGCAAGTGCTGGCTGATCCTTGGCAAACGGCTTAAAGAACGCGTCCTTGAACTTCTTCGGGTCAAGAACGTCCGTGCCGCCAGAGGCCTTGGTGAAGACATAGTCATACAACGATGACTTGAGCCCTTCCATGGCCTCCGGGCCGCCGCGCTGCGCAAGACGAGCAATCCGCGCCATGCTTCGCATGGGGAACTTGCTACGCAGGGCCGCCGCAATCGCATTGGTCGGATTCTCAAAGGACAAGACCTGCGAGAAGGCCGTCTGATTGCGGACGTTTTTGTTCAAGACACTGTTCTGCTCGAGCACCGCGCGAAGGACATTCTCTGCCTGCACCGCATCCGTCAGATCGCCCGTGATACCGAGCTGATCTAGCAGAGGTTTGTTCTCCGCTACAAACTTATTCAGCTGGGTGTTATTGAGACGCAGCGTGTTTGTCGCGGGATCTTGCCGAATAGTTTTAGAGGCAAGTAGGCGAAGTACACGGTTCTGCGCGTCCTGGATCGAGGAAACCCCCCTCGTAGAGACCTGCGCAAACTCACGAAGCATCCTGGCTTCGTCTTCAAAACGCGTATCGCCAGGGATTACCGCAGGCGCTTCAGCGGCGGCTTTAGCAAGCCGATCGCGCATGAAACCCACGGCGTTCTCAATCTCTTTCATGCGAAGGGCGGTGAGATCCGCACCAACACCAAAGGCATCCTCGACCAAAGTCTCCGCAGGGAACCTGTCTGCTCCAGTGCGGGCGGTGCCCAACAAGTCGTTAGCAAACGTCCGGGTAAAGGTGTCGTTCAACGCGTTCGAGAACTCACGCGCTTTGTCATAGGCGGGGTTATCGAGCTTCGACAGGTCATCCAGCATCGACTCTGCGAGATAGCTGTAAAAACTTGCATCAGAGACCTCGCCTCGAGCACGCGCTTGTCTGCCCAGTGCAAGGAGGTTTGATCGATAGTTGATCAGATCGCCCGGCTTGATCTTTGAGAGCTGCTCGGGACGGGGCAAGTACCGATAATGCACCTTGCCCGTCTTGGCAAACTGATCCGTGGCACGTCCTCGGCGATACAGCGCGATCGCCTCATCGCCAATGCCCAGACTAGACATGATGCGCCGGACATCCGCCGGGATCATCGAATCCGTTAATGCTGGGCCAATCTGGGCCACACGCTCGAGGTACGCGCGTACGGTGTTTTCGGGGATAAGCTGACGCGGGCGCGGGATCGTCTTGACCCCAGGGCCAGCAATGCGCTCTACGTTTACATAGGTCGTAGTACCGGATTTACGCGCTGCTTCGTCAAGCGACCGCATCCGAGCCGCGATGCTCGCAACGTCCATGCTGCGATCGATGCCTTGCGAGGCCCATTCATCAATGACTTCGCGTTCTGCAAAGACGGGCGCCAACTTCTCGCGCACCGTGCCCTGCCAAAAACGGTTACCGGAAAGGTCCTGCTCCAACGCATCGGCAATTTCTTCGAGGGTGATGTCGCTGTAGTTACGCTTACCAGGGAAATATCCCGCGTCAAAGAGCTTCTCGCGTACGGCGTCTTCGCCCGATCGCGGGTCCTTTGGTAGCAACACGCCACTTTGCGTCTCACGCGGCGCTTTGACGAGGCCACGGAATCGCTTGTTATTGATATCTCGCGCAGCGAGTTCGCCACCAATATCCGTAATACCGCCATTACGACGGATGAACTCAGCAATAGAGACGGCTTTTTCTTTCGTGTAGCGAGAGACCTGGCCTACATCGTTGACGTTAATGTCACGGGCCTGGCGGAGGCTTTGAAGCACAAGACTGGCTTCTCGCTTATAGGCTGCGTCGACCAAAGGCGACATAGCGGCCTGGTCCTGCACCCGAATGGTTCCCTGAGGGCGCATAGCCTCACGATCAGCGCGTTCCCAATAAAAACGCTCTGCTGCACGGGCGTTCTCGAGCGCTTGTTCAACCTCGTCGCGCACGATCTGTCCGATCTGTACGCGCGCCGCCGGAGTGTCGCGACTGATTCGAGCAATCCTTTCTGCCGCGCGGGCATTGGCTCTTTCCATGCGATTGTTGATCGCGTTGGTAAAGAACTGCTCACGCATCTCTGCGGCGATCTGAAGCGCCTCCGGCGACCCCGCTTCTTGGAGCTTGTTTACGACGCGAGAGAAAGCAAGCAACGCCTGCCGCCCTTGCTCGGTCAGTTCCGCGCTAAAGTTAGGATCCAACGTACCAAGCGCGGCTTCGAGTTGTGAAAGCGCAACCGAGCCCGTCTTTTGTGCAGCGGTGGGGCCAGTCATCTGCCCGCGTTGGCCGCCGGGGGGATAACTGACGGCTGGAGCACCCGGAAGGGGCTCTTCTAGGGCCTTGATGAGACCAGGGATGTCTTCGCCCTGCTGCTCAAGGATTTGAATCAGCCGGCGAGTAGCTTCATCTCGTGCAGACTCCGCTCCAGCGGTAACAAAAGCCTCGCGCCCCTCCGCCGTGCGCAGGGCCCAAAGCGTTTTAATCTTACTTGCGCCCCAGGATGTCAGGTTCGGGACAAATCGAGCGGGGTTTGCAATACCAAAGGTCAGTTCACTAGCAAAGCGCACACCCGCCTGACCTGGCGCAGCCTCTTCCGCCAGGATGGTGCCTACGGAACTCGACAAACCGCCCGTTGTTTCGCCAAGTAGATATGACTTAGGGGATTTACGAGCAAACTCTCCGAGTCTGCTGATATAAGGGCCGATTCTGGTGCCCAGTGCCGACGGGAGATAGAAAGCAGCCGGTGCAAAAGCAATCGTATCGCCAAAAGTCTTGCCGCCTTCAAAATAAGGGACGAGATCTTTACTTTCCGGGGCTTCGACCAGGAGTTCTGACAGGGGCTTTCCTGTCAAAAGACCGGCCATAAATCCAGCGCCTGCGCCAATGACAGGCGCATACGGCGCCAGAGGGCCCATGCCGTACGCCATCATGGCGCCCATGCGTCCGCCAAAGATAGCGCCAGAGATCGCAGGTCCGGTCTCAAGAAGACCCGCTGCGGTGCCTCGAGCATACTGCTTCGCTGCATCCGCAGTGTTAGCCCCCGCTGAGTCAGGCACGTGACCAAAGGCCGCGAGATCTTCTTGACTCAATGAATCCGGCGAAGCCGTACGACCGCCTGGCTGGCCAGGCTCTTTCATGGCGATGGCCGAGGGGTCTCCCTTGATCTGTCGAGAGATCAAAGGCTCAACTGGCTCGATCTCACGATCCCCAATACGCGTTACGGTTACATCGGGTCGTGGGGAGCCAGGAGGCGTGGCCAAAAGTGCCTGGAGGTCTTCCTGTGTAAACTGCGGTTCGTCTTCCATCTTGGAATAGACCTCTTACTGTTCGTCAGGCAACGCTTTTCGAGTATCCGGCACCCAAGCCTGCTTTTCGCGGTTAAACACAAGGAACTGAGCGCCGATTGGTAGTCTAAGGTATTCCTCACGGGTCGACACGACCGGCGGTATGCCCACCATGTTAATTACCGCTTGGATCTCGCTTGCCTTCATGCGCTGTTCATTAGCAACCGTGTTTGACAGAGTGCGATCCGAAGCCTTGTCCAATGCGTCGTTACGGATGCGATAAAGCACCTGACCGAGAGAAACCAAGTTGTTAAGGTAACCAACACGGTTCTCAAGATATTGCGGGTCGAGGTTCAGGTACATGTTGATATCCTGCCGCTCGCCCTCCGCAAGCTTAGTCGTTTCACGCAAGGCAATTGCAACGCGCGGAGCAAGTTTAGCAATCGTTTCCGCAGCCTGTTGCTGGGTGCGCCCCAGTTCGCCAGCAATATTTACCGGAAGCCGACGAGCAAGCTCAGAACTAAGCTTGGGGATAAAGCCAATACCCTGCTGCGCAGCGGCCCAGATCGTGGGCTGCGCAAACTGACGCTCGGCGGCACTTATCCCGCTAGTTGCGGCAGGGCCCGTCGCGGGCGCTGCCGTAGGTGCCACTGTGGGTTCTGCTGTAGGCTCTCCTGTAGGTTCCGCAGCCGGCGCTGGCGCAGCATCAGGAGAGATGGTCCCTGCGCCAATAGGAACCGTATTCGGTTTTGTCGCGGGACGCGGCCCTTGGCGATATAGCGGAATCCCCTGATTCAACGCTTGGCTCAACCAAGGCACTTCGTACCCCGGAACCTGCCGAGTGACGAGATAGCCTTGATCATTGGTAAAGCGTTCTGTCCTCGGACGGCCGTCTGCAAGAATGACGTTTGCCGAAGCGACAAACCGATTGGCGTCGTCGGTGTCCAGTTCGCCGTCCGCAAACGCTTGAGCGACCCCCGGCCTCAAAACAAAGTTCCAATGCGGGCCAAGACCGCCCTTACCAAAGTCTCCCAGCGAAGTTTTTGCGCTCTTAAGGATGTCACCAAACGCCTTACGCTGCGATTCGATGAGCCTGAGATTGCTCTCTCGCGTCTGTTCGGACTCTTTTTCTGCCGCTTGAATCGCGGCCATGCGAATCGCGTTCTGCCGCTTGTCAACATCAGAGATAAACTGACTGACTGCGCCAGGCACCTCGGATGCCACGGTCGCAAAACGACTCAATGTTGAACCGCGCAAAGGACGGCCCTGCGCATCGACGTTGCCGGCAAGTTGCAGGCCCTTCTGGCCCAGCATCAAAAGGAGCTGCGCCTGTTGCATCTCTTTGTTGTCGCCGAGAAGTTCTCGATAGAGCTTTTCTCGTTCTGCGGTACGCGTGCGCAGGTTGACTTCAGGAGCAATTTGCTGCGTCAAGAGTCGGTTATAGCCGGCACGAGCAAGCTGCACCATGTCTGGGGTGACCTGCATCCCGGAAGGCGAATCATCTTCCTCAGACTGGGTCACGCCTTCCTCATCTGACCCGCGCTGAAAATGCTGTACATACCCGCCGTCTCTCATGTTGATCGGCGCTTGCGGAGGTGCCTGGCCGCCTCCGGGAGCACCGGCCGCAAGAAGTGCAGCGATGCCTCCGTCTTGCGGAGGGGGAGGCATCATGGCCTCGGGCGGCATAGGCGGCGCGCCAGGAGGAGGTGGGGCCATGGGTCCCGGAGGCGGCGGCATCATCGGTGCCTGTGGCCCTTGAGCCATGGGCCCTGATTGTGGAAGCGCGCCAAGACCGCCCTGCTGCGCGAGCACAGGCTGGAGCATGGCAAGCACAGAGTCCGGGGTCTCTGACGCGGCCGCGTAGCCTACAAGATCGGCAAGCTCTTCGCGACGGGCATCGACTGAGCGCATGTCTCCGCGAAGGTTGTTCATGAGGATCTCAGGCGAGTCGGGGCGACGATCGAGCATCTTCGCAGCCGAGTATTCCTCGTCTGCGCCCTCTTCTTCCTCCATGTCGTCTTCCATCTCGTCCATGAAGCCTTGCATGATGCCGACATTGTCGACGTCGTCTAACATTTCTCGTGCGTTTGCCATGTCGACCCCTTAGAAAAGTCCGGCCTTCTTTGCGCCTGCCAGTGTACCAACTGCACCAAGTCCGATGCCGACGGCTTGCTGGAACGGGCTTGCCGTGGGCTGGCTTGCAACCATTGTAGACATCGAGGTAGACGGCGCACCGCGATAGACGTCCGATAGGAACCCGACCTGCTGGTACGGCGCATAGATGGACTGCAATGCAGTCGCGCGCTTGGCATCCTCGACCTGTTGATTGAGGGCCTGCTGCGCCTGACCCACGTTATAGAGGAAGTTGACGTCGCCCTGCTGAAGCGCCTGCGCCGTCTGACCCAAGGCGGCCTGCTGTACACCGAGTTGGCCCAACTGACCGCCCAACGCACCCAGACCCTGCGCAATATTTTGACCAATGCCAAACTGCTGCCCAGCCAGCGATCCAATCCCCTGGCCGATGTTCTGGAACGTCCCGGCCTGCGCTCCATAGATATCCGCAGCAGTGCGCGCGACGTTCCCACGGCGTTCGGCCTGCGAAGCGAGGAGGTTGGAGATGTTCTGTTGGATGTTTGACTCTTGGCCTGCAAGTGCACCTGTCTGAGCGGCAAGGTTGCCGTAGTTCTGTGCCGCTTGCTGGTAGATGTTCGCAGCGGACTGGCCCAGTTGCGCCTGCTGCACGCCAAGTTGTCCCAGGCCCTGCCCCGCAGCGATTTGGTTCTGGGCAAGATTGCCGTAAAGCCCCGCAGCCGCCTGCCCTAACTGCGCCTGTTGCGCCGCCTGTTGGCCCACAGTCTGGCCTGCCTGCATGCGCCGCTGCTGCTGTTGCTCAAAGGACGCCATGGCGTTGGCCTGCGCCTGCGAATAACCCTGGTTAAGGAGACTTGCGATCGTGTTGGCCTTTTGCTCCATGAGCCCGCGCTCGAGCTCGGCACGTTGCACGCCTTCTCGCTCACCACCGAATGCGCCCGAACGAACCGCCTGGGCAGACAACCCCTGCTGGGCGATCTGGCCCTGGCGATTGATTTGGCGCATCGCCTCATCAATCACCTGCTGTTGATAGGGGTTCATAAAGGCAGCGGTTTCCATGCCCGGACGGAAGCCGCCGATGCCTTGTCCAAGCAATGCTTGGGATCCGGCGAAGTCCGCGCCCGCAGCGCCCAAAGCCAACTGCTGCGCACCGGTAAGGCCCGTGAGTCCTTGTCCAATCGCCGCCGTCGCAGGCCTCATCTCTGCTTGCGAGGCAAGGGCCGCCATGTTCTGGGCCGTGGCTAATGCGCCAAGGCCTGTCTCTACGTCTTGGTAAGCTCCGCCTAAGCGTCCTGAGACATCGGAGGCCAAAGCGCGTTGGGCGGCCAAGTCAAGATAGCCAAGCCCCGTGCCGAGCTGCCCTACTCCAGTTGCAATCCCACTGCCTGCTAATGCGGCATTGCGCATAGCCTGCTGCGCATCAAAAAACTGATTGCGCGTATCCGCTCCACGCAGTACGTCTGCGGCCTCGGCGGTCGTTTGGGCCCCTGCTCCAACTGCCTGATTAGCGGCAGAAATGTAGGGCATATACGAGCCCACGCCCTGCGTTTCGGCGGCCCGCATTGCAGCGATTTGTGCGGGCGAAAAGCCTGCAACCGTGTAACCGGGAAGTTGCTGGGAAAGAGGAGTCGTGGAACCGATGATATTGCCCGCAGCATCGCGTTTGACGTTAAACGCCAGATCTCGAGCCTGCTGCAATAAATCGAGTTTGTATGCCTCGATTTCTGGGGCTTCGCGAACAATTTGTTGTTGAACGGTTGTATCGGCCATTATGCGTCACCCTTCATGACTGGTCCGCCTTCAAGTTTTTTCATCAAGGCATACATACGCTTCGCGCCCTTGCGACGACTGCCGCCGCCGGCGTTACGAACGGCCTTGGCCGTAAATACAAATTCCCCGTCGGACAGCATGGCGGGAATCGAATCTGAAGTGCCCGTGCCAGGGCCGTTGATCGGTCCCGTTTTACGCGGAAATTTGGATGGGTCACCACCCCGGTTCATGTAGATCGGCTGTTCAACGGGAGGATTTAGGTCAGGCACCCCGTAAAGCCCCGCAATGTTATACGGCTGCACAATGCCAGCGGGGCGTAAAGTCGCGCCACGCGGAATAACTGTAGGAGGGGCTCCCATAGGCATTGGGCCATAGGGCGACGTGGGCACAAGTGGGTTATATGGAGCAGGCATCCCCTCAACGCGCCCTAAACTGCCGCCAAAAAGCTGCGGGTTATCCCGGATGTAGTTCATGCCGGTGTAATCCCGGTTAAAAGCGGGATTTTGATCTACGGGCTGTGACTTGTAGCTTCCTGTTAGTGCGCCAATACCCGCTAATGTCAGCCCCGCCGGGAGATAACGACCCACATCGGTTTTTGCGGCGGGGTTGACCAAGAAAGCGTTTGTCAAGCGATCAACAATCGTGCTTTCGTTGCCCGGCGAAGGTGAAAAGATCTCCCCAAACCGCTGCCCAGCAGTCAGTTTTGTGTAGTCAAAGCCCCCAGGTGCCGCCGCGCTCGGCGCCATGGTTCCTACAGTGCCCACAGGCACGAACTTGCCTGTTCCTACGTCATATTGCATGCCAGGTGGCGGGGTTAGGCTGGATAGTCTTGGCAGATCCATCGCCGTTGATATCTGCTCTATGCCGCCAGCTCCCGCTGTTTGAGCTGCCGCAGTCTTGGCTCCTTCTACCTCGGCAGGCGTAGCAGCGGGCTTTGTCTGAGCAACGGCAGGCGCTCCCGGTGCAATGCCTTTTTGGATGTCTGCAACCTGGGCATCCGAATACCCCATCTCCTTAAGCGCATCCGGCGTTTGTTTAGCGAGATCCGCAAGGCTTCGGCTCTGTTGCATCCCGGCCATTACGCCGCTTTGAATGCCCATCAACAAGGCCTGTTGCGTGTCCATGCCGGCGGCTCTGCCGATCGCCGTATTGGTGATGCCTGTCGCAATACCCGTTGCCGTGCTGCTGCCCGGAGTAATGCCAAAGTTCCTCAAGAAATCAGACTTGGCAATGCTTTGAACAGGGTTGTAGCCCCCGATCGTGCCGCCTGCTCCAAAGTAACTGGTCGCGGCATTGATCAAAAGGCTCTTTGGGTCGATCTTCTCCCCCGCCATTGCACTGACCGCAGCGGAAGAAGCCACGCTTGCCAACGCCGTGGATGCCGCAGCCGCTGTAGCAGCCGCAGCGCCAGGAGCGATAGTGCCTACCACACTTGCCGCAGCAGGGCCCATAAAGGAGGCTAGTGCTACGGTGGCAACGACACGGACGATTGGGTTCTTGAGAAGACTCTTGACTGCTTTTTTGATGCCCTTGAAGAGTTTCTTCAGGAAAAACTCAGGCAGGCCGGTATACGGGTTGTATGTCCCAGCACCGCCCCGGCTTTTAAGCAAACGCGCCTCGGCCGGCGTGATATGCGCCAGCATGGTGTCGCCATTACGGCCTTGCGCAGCCAGCACACGGGCCATGTCGGCCAGACCGCCTTCGGCCATGGGCAGTGGGCCGAGGCCCTCGACCTCTGGGGCCATCTGCGTGACCGCCTGTGCGGTCTCCGCTCGAGCCAGCTTCGCCTCGTTGAGCACCATGAGGGCGGTGCCCAGGAACTCGGCGTCATACTGCTCGGGCAGGTCATCGGGATCCATCAGATCCCGGTCGATTAGGCTTTGACGGAGCTTCCCGTACTCCTGCGGGTTCTGCGACATGTACTCCAGCACCTGGAGTACGGCATCAAGCTCTTCGGGAGAAAGGTTTAGCTCGGCAATGGCCTGACGAACCGCACTCTTTACGGCAGCGGACTGCTCTGGGCTGTTGTTCCCAAGGCCCGTGAGCACCGCATCGTAGGTGTCGGCACTGGACAGTTGAGGGAGTGCGTCGGGTTGTGCGCCCTGCCCCTCAGGCAAGGCCATGATGCCTTCATTTTCCATAGCCGTCCTTTCCAGTTGGAGCCAAAGACCCAGCAAGGGGTCGCGCGCCGGGAAAGGACGCGAAGATGGCTCGGATTATGGGGGAAGTTGTCAAGGGTTGTCCACCTGTCAGGAGCGATCTATTTCCAGGTAAGACAGGTAAAAGTGCGATCCCGCCAGACTAGAGGTGACTCGTAAAACGTCTCCCGCCTCTAACACGCAAGGGATGCCATTAAACACGTCAAACGTCCCGTTTACATCCAGGGAGCGGTTCTTTTGCAGGTAATACGTCGTGCCGGTGCCCGTATGAGCAACGGTAATAGCCGTCGTGCCGGTGCCGGTGTTCGTGACGCGCAAAGAACGCACGACCGTCGCATTGGCCGAGGGGACGGTGTACAGGAGAGTTTCTGTAGCAGCGCTTGGGATTAAATACTTGCGGAGATACTTGTTTGCCATGATCGCCTCTACTGCGTCAGGTCATAGAACGAAAGGGAGCCGACAGCATCTCCGGTCGTGGCACCCGACACGGTACGGATCGCAACGGTGTAGATGTCACTCGTCCCCGCAATCGATGCGCCTAGCTGAAGATCCCAGTTGTAGCCTGTTGAGGCATTTAAGCCCGTAGCCCCTCCAGAGCCAGACGCCGTGGTGTAGTCCGTCTGGACAATGCTACCGCCCGTTGTTGCCGTTGCAGCAACATCGAACTCTACGTTTGAGTCAGAGGGGACCGTAGCAGCCCAGGTAGCCCCTGTCAGCGTTGGGTTCTTAATCAAAGCAACTTCATAGTTTTGACTGGTTGTAGGCAAAACTTGAACACGATTTGGGAGCACAACTGCGCCCGTGCGCCCGGACGCAAGGCGAATGGATACAAGGGGCAAAAACGTCGTCCCGATTGTGCCTAAGATCGTAGTGCGACGCGCTACGTGGTCAATGGATGTCTGTTCAAACCCACCTTCCGACACCACCGAGCAACAGATCGCTTTCATCGAAGCGGCTACGGCGGAAGTGACGGTCTTGATTTCATAGCGAACGGGCAAGATTGCCGTAGTCATGTAGACGTTGGTGATCTCGTTCGCATTGTTGAAGGTATGACAGGTGATGTACTCGCCGTTGATGATGAATCCACAGCGAACTGAGCCCACGCCCAGCCACTCAAAGTCCATCCACAGGATCTGCGCTTTGGATGGGTCTAGAGTCAGTCCACTCGGCCCCGTGCCATCAAGCTTGTCGCCGTTCCAAGAAGACTGATTCACGGTCCGCGCATCGGAAGCCGAACCCGTGACATACGAACGAAGCACAAACGAATACGTGCCGTCTACACGCTGGAAGAACACGCCGTTTTGGTCGTTGTAATACCCCACACGCTGCGTGAGATTCAGGCTTTGGCTACTATCCATGACGAACGTCGCAAGGACCAAGAGGCCTTTGCCAGGCTGATAAGGGAACGAGCGGTAAGACTGACGGATCACGGAGCCTACACCACCGGCCGTGACCTCCATTTTTACCGCAGCTTCGTTGGACAAGAAGGTCGTTGTCCCCGTGCCCGTCGTCGATACGTCAAACTGATTGTCCGCAGCGTAACGATTTTGGCTATCAAAAAGCGTATACGGTTCGCTAACGCGCTGACGTCCGAAAGCGTCTAATGCTGTAGGCGGAAACGAAATTGGTACGGGTACTCCATTCATGTCAATGCATCCTCCGCCGTCCCCGTACCACGCATAAGCGGTATCTTTGTCTTCGGTGACAACAGGCGTATAGGTGTTGTTAAGCTGAAAAATAACCTGTTCGAGAGAACGTATGAGCTGATTGAACTGCTCCGCGCTATACCCTGCTGTGGCAGCATTAGGCAGGCGGACGTTGTTGATCTTGCTCATCGCAAGCCATCCGGCTGGATATCCACCCTCATCGTGCCAAAGCGCCAGTTGGTATCTACGGCGTCGCTTTCAATCCGCAAACTAATCTGCCGCCCACGCGCCCGAGTGTCGACTTTATCCGTCGTAGGAGTGATCACATAAGGATCCAAAGAGCTCGGGACGGCAGAGGATTGCGGATAGGGCCGAAGCAGCAAATGTACTGTCAGATCGCCTTCCTGGTTTTTGAAGTCGGGGATAAACCGGCGCATGTACAACATCTGATCGCCATCGCCCAGGTCAAAGTATCCCGACTTGACGTAGGCCGTGATCGCCGAGCCATTGCCGTTCTTACCGTCTTCCTGGTTGTAAAGACGTGCGCGGCCCGCCGTAAGTCCATGGATCGTGGTCAGTGTTGCTTCGGTCCCGTTCGGGTCGTAGCTTGTCGCGAGCGGCTTGTCGAACGTACCGACATCCGTCCACGCGGTCCGAGCCATAGTGCCCACGGACCAGACCTGCTCAAGATAGTTAAAGGTCACAAAGCGATTGATGTAGTCGCTATCGGCCGTGCAGTACCACCAAGTGACCTCGTTGAACTGCGTGTTGATGCCGACATGCACCTTTTCGTTTTGAACGATGTTGATGTCGTCGTATACATAGTCCTGCACGGTGCAAGGAAGCTTTTTGACCGTACCGTCAAAGACAAAGAACGCGTCCTTGCTCATCCAATACGCCACGCCGTTCACATCGGCAGACGCATGAGGCCCGATCAGGCCGCAGTTGGCTCCAAGCTGCTGAAAACCGAACGTATACGGCGGTCCGAGGTATTGCATGCCGTGCAACGCCGTATCGGTCCAGATCAGGATCTGTCCGCGTGACCGCAGCGCCGAAACGATCTCGTTTCCGTCCGTCAGACGCTGGCCGCCCGCAGTATTGGTCGCGGTAGCGACGAAACTGTTGATGTCTTCCTGGTTAGAGAAGCGGACAAACATCGGATCTTGTGAGGATGGCGTTCCGATCGTGCTTTCGGTGCCAAAGCAGATCAGGTGTCTATCAGGGGTAGATACCAATGCGTACTTGCTCTTGGTCGGCGCGCCAGAGATGGTGGTAGCGCGGGTGGTGATGCCGGAATTTGGATCCCACTCGTAAATCGCGCCATCCACAAGCTGCAAAATCAACTTTTCGCCGAAATTGTCAAACTGCCAGACACGAGAATTGAGTGCGAGACCTGCGGAAGCCGGTCGCGGCGTGCCCCAGGTAAAAAGACCCCAGGTTCCGGTGCCCCAACCGAAGTCGCTATAGCTAAGATCAGAGCCTACATTGATCTGGTAGGCCGCATCGGCCGACCCTGCCGCCGTGGCCGTGCTGGTCGCCGCAGCGGGCGAGACAATGGTGTATTCATTGGCGTTTAGGACCTCCTGGACCTCAAACTCCCCCGTCAAACTAGCGTTTGTAATGCCGCCTGGGTTACCCGTGACATTGGAAAGCGTCACAAAGTCGCCAACCAGACAGCCATGCGCCGTGTCGTTGACGGTAACCGTCGTCAAGGTGTTGGTGGTGTCGAAAGTGACGCCGGCTTGGGTGGCCCGGATAGGCGTAATGTCGGCCCAAGAGCCGCCGTAGTAGATATAGACCTTCTTGGTGGTGCCCATCACTACATAGGGGGCACTCTCGAGGTCGGTCCAAGTGAAAATCTCGCTCGGTTGGCCGACAAAGTAGACATCAGACCCGTTAAAAAGGGTCCATCCCCCTAGTTTTTCCGGCAAACCATACCGGAAACGGATGTAATCGGAGTCGATCCATCCGCCTTCTGCGCCGTATTCGGTGTTTTGCTTGTCTACACCCGGCTTGAGAAAGAGTCTGAAGTATGCCATGGACGCATATTACTTGATTGGGCCGCCCACGAGCCACGCGTCACACGTGCGATCGCCGGCGCACTTGAAGTGGAAGAGCTCACAATAGCCGAGGTTAGCCGCCTCGACGACCTCCGGGGCATAGTTCTCGTGATCCATCTCCTCGTTGTAGTCGTGAATGCCCTTTTCAATGCAAACGATCATCTCCGGGGTCTGGATGAACGCCGCGCAGTTGCCGCAACGGGACTTCTTGGCCTCCCGGACGGTCGTCTGCCAGAGCTCGGCCTTCTTGTCCCAGAACGCCCGCGACTCCGACTCCGGGTTCAACGGCCCGTAGCCGTACTCCTTAATCGCATTGTTGCGATTGTCCAGGTTGACGTGGATATCCTGCGTCGCCTCCGGGCAGCCCTTCTGGCCGCGCTCGTACGACTTGCGGATCTCCTGGCCGATCGCATCCTTCTTCACACTCGCCATGACGTCACCTGTACTGTGCGGTCTTCCGGGCAATTGCCTTCGGCTGTTTTACGAACTGCTTCCCTTTAGCTTTGCCACGGCGCTTCGCAGCCGTTGTACGAGCGTACTCAGCAGGGCTGAGAGCTTTGATCGCAGCTTCTGGAAGGTATCTTTCACCTGTTTTACTAGATGGCTTACCACTTTTGGTCCTCCACTTCTGGGCTGTCCAGTTCCGTAAAGACTGTTGAGGGGCTCTCATTTGTCTACCTTTTTGTTAATCAAATCCCAAGCCGCTTTCATCTTCTCTTCCAAGACGGCCACGCGTAGATCGAGCTTCGAGAGCACGATGATCAACGTGATGAGCGCAAGAATTACCGGCCATGCGCGAGTAAATATCTCGAACAATTCCATTACTTCCCACGCTCTTCCATCAGTTTGACGCGAACCTGAAGGTCATGGATATCTGCCATGATGTCATCCTTCATATCCTGTCTACGAGCCGCGCTAATCGGACTATCAGTCGGCACACCGTCAGTTGTAATCAAAATCGGCATTTTGCTCTCAATCGCAATCAGCCGGTTCTGGAACGAAGTGATCTCCGAGAGTAGCCAGCCCACAGCCGCGAGCAAGACCGGGAACAACATGTCCACGACCTTCTCCATGCTAAAGCTTGATTTAGTCTCTGTAGCCATTTGCATTTTCCTTTAGGCATCTTACTGCCGCTTCTAGCAAGTCAATTCGATCCTTAGAACGCCGATTCAATCTTCTCTTGCTGACAAAGCAGGCAAACCTTAGTCACGATAAGAGCCGCCCTTCTCCTTGTATTTCTTAGCTAGAAGCTGTGCTTTGCGCGCGCTCCACTGCCCTGCCTTAGTTCCCTGCACCGCACGGGCTTTGATGGACTCAAACAATTGTTTACGCATGCTGGGCTTGGTGTAGTTGCCCGCCGCATTCACGCGGCTCGCACTCAACGCTCGCTTTTTCTTCACGGCAGTGTTCCTCCTACGCTTGCCGGTACGGTCGTCACCTGGATCGCCACGTGACGCCGCAGATCCAACACCTGCCCGCAGTCGGAACAGGTGTCGGCCTCCAACTCCCCCTCGTCTAAATCATACCCGCAGGCCGCGCAAACTACCTCAATGAGGTGGGCGGGCTCAATCAGGCCCTGATCCGTGGTCCGTGATGCTTGTTCAATGCGCATTAGGCTACTCCTGATAGGTACATGGCTCGCTCATCCTGGCGTCGCTTGACGAGACCTGGTAGGACACGGCCCGCAGCCTTGGTCCACTTCAGGAACTCATCGGCTGCTTCCATAAGATCGCCCCGGTTAGTTTTCATCCGGAGAGAAGATCTCTGAAGGTTTCCAAGCCCCACGTTGAAGGCAAAAGATACGAGAGAATCGAAGACTCCTTGACGACCAGAAGCAGCAGGGCAAAGTCGAAGAACCCCACGCTCAAACCGGCCAAGATCTTGAGCAAGAATAGCGTCCACTTCTCCCATACTGAGGATGCGATCCCAGCCTGCCGGTATCGGTAGATTCTTGCGCTCATTGAATGGAACATTTAGATGTGTTGGATCAATGACGTGGCCAACGCCGACACTCCAAAGCAATGCCGGACATTGATAGGGTCGCGTACGCAAACCTTCATGGTGTTTGAGCATCTCAATACAGCGAGGGCTTACCTTCATTTTGAACAATTCTCAAAATGATATCTACGCATGTTTCCGCCACCACCAGAAACTCCGCATTTTGGGCATGTCACAACTTGACGCTTACCCCTACAAGCCTGACTCAACCTGTTCCTGAAATTAGGATTAGCAAGACGTTTGGCGGCGCCCTCCCGGTACCGTTCGCGGTTTACACGTTTTACACTGCCACCTGTTGCATCTAAAGCAAGGTTATAAAGACGGTCGCTCGGGATTTCCGCGAGTAAAAACTCCTCTAACTCCCTTGCTTGATTAATGTCAGCGGTTTCACACACCACTAAAAACTGAAAGTCCTTTACGTTTGGATTGGTTCCGCGCAATGACCGAATCGTAGCGGGGTGGTTGCCGTTTTTTAAATAAGACTTCTGACATATCAAACGATGCCTAACATCAGAAGAGCTACCGATATAAATCTTACCGGCAGACTCGTTTCGGATTGCGTATACCCCGATCATTTCTGGCTAAACGCCCGACCACCGAAATGAAACGCAATAATGCTGGCAAGGATCATCATCTCATCGTCACTGAACACGTTCTCCATCGCAATCGCAAACGGAATGCCGGTGGTGTACGCATACCAGACCCCGGCGACATTCAGCGCCACGAGTTCCAGCACGAAGATGTACGTCACCACGGGGCGCACGCTGGCTCGGAGATTGATCATCCACTGTGATGCCCCTTTGCCAATTTCAATGTCGTGCTGGTAGAGAGCCTGACGTTCTTCGGCAGCGGTTTGCGTTTGGATCTGCTCCAACTTGATTTCTTCGACCCGTGCCTGAGCAATGAAGCCACGCTCTGCCAACGCCAACTCACGTTCCTTCTGAGCAGCGACGAGAGCCAACTCATGCTTTTTATCCTGCCGGTCTTGAAAGATCGTCAGAATCTTCGGCAAACCACCCGCAAGGAACGACAGGAACGTGCTAACCATCGTCATCATTTGCTGGCCCTCACCACATCATCGCCCTTGGTCACAATAACGTGGCCGTTTTCAACGTCTACCCGCATTGGCTGCTCTTTACGGTCAAGCCTGTCAAGTTTGGCGATCAGGTCTTTAATCACACCAAACTCGGGCTTTTCTTCCTTTTCCACCGTGCCAGCGATGGACGCCAACATGGAGATCAGGGCGGTCAGCGAGGCACCAAGCAAGCCCATCACGGCGGCGATCTTCTCGCTGTCCAGCGCAAGGCTGGAGAGGACGCCAATGACTACGATGGCTGTGATGTACTTGAGGCCGTCCTTGCCGATAGCCTTGCCCGCTACGTCTTTGGCGCTGCTCTGTGCCTCAAGGCGCTGTAACTCGGCCTTGATCTGCACCTTCAGGAGTTCGATGTCCTCGTTCACTTCATTGCATCCATTAGCATTACGGCCATGCTGCCAAGGGCGGTGAGCAGCACAAGGATGATCGTGCCGCCAACCTTCAAGACTAGCCCCTCAAGGCGTTTAAGGCGGGCGTGGATGGCCTCGTAGCGCACCGCACAAACGTCGATGTGACTTGTCACGGTCACCTCCAGTTCTTGAACAGTCGTCATTTTTTTCCCTCAAGCACTTGCCAGTTATTGCCTACCACCCA